GATTGAGAGGTGAAAATAAATGTTATGGTCGTGGAACGAAACAAATGATGAAAATTGGACACATGGTACATTTGATACAAAAGAAGAAGCAATACAGGATGCTTTAGGATGTAGAAAATGGATTGAAAGAAGTTTATCTACAGATAATCCAACAATTTATGTTGGAGAATGTGAACTTGTCCCACTGAGAACTGATCCTGATCTAGATAGAATTATGGAGGAGTTAGACGAAGCATATTGTGACGATTCTGGATGTGATACGTATATTTATGATGGTGTAACAGACGAAGAGAAAAAATGGTTAGAGGATAGGCTATCAGAGTTAATGTTTGAATTTCATCAAAAGATTGGTTTGAATCCAGGATGGTTTAAAATTGTTTCTATGGAAGAAATAAAATTAAATGATTATGTGAGGAATGAGACATGAGATGGTTGATTAATTATATTTTGTTCATATTTTTGTAAACATGAGTGGAAACTGATGGATAAATCAATAAAAGTTAATCGTTTGAATGAAAAAATAGGGACAAAATGGACATATAGATGTAAAAAATGTGGATATTTTTATACATATGAAGATGATAAATGAATCTATGATTTCATCGGATTGTATTGGAAAAATAAAGACTAGTGGAAGTTGAAAAGATAAGAGATGACAAACGCAGAAAGAATAAGAGAGATGGGTAATAAGTAATTGGCTCATTGGATAGGTAAAAATTTGAAAGTTAGCGGATGTTTTGAATATGAACAATGTAATTTAGATACTGGGATTACTTGTGATGAACTTATTTTACGATGGCTTGAAAGCGAATTTGTGGAGGAATAATAAGGAGAAAAATGAAATATAACGAGTTACTCAAAGAATTGATAAATAATAATGCTTGTGATAAAAATCAAGAAGTGTATATCATTGCTTCTATTAATAATAAAAGGGGATATTTTTATGGCTCGATTGAGGATATATCATTGGATATTGATGGCAGTGTAGTAGTAGAAGCAAGCATAGATAAAAAAGCAGTTACTGGATAATAAAAATATTCTATTTTCAATCAAAATGTTAGAAACAGTGTATAAGAAAAGTACATGCAATTATAAGAGTTCTGTGAGAGTTAGGAAGGAGTGCTTTGGTTAGGTGAAGGAAAGAATTATTACAATTACTGCGACATTTGATATGACTGAAATTTCAGAAAATATATGATTACATCTAAAGAAAAAGTTAAAGAAATAGTTGAAAAAAGATATGATAGGAGTATTTGGATGGGATGAAGGATATAACAGTATAGAAGTTAAGCTTGTAGATGTGCTATAAAACCACGCTTTCATTTGGAGGTAATGAAAATATATGCTAAGTAAAAAACTATTAACTATACAAGAATGTCAATTCAGTCTGCCTAACGACTTTGAAGGAACTTTAGGAGATGCATTAATGCTATTAGCAAAACATAGATTACAATCTGAATCTAATCAGAAAATCAACATAAAAGATGAAGAATGTGATTGTTATTACTAAGGCGGTTAAATGTCGATGTTTTTACTTGCCTAAATTTCTATCTGCTGCGTTGTCATCAATCGCTGTAGCACTCACTACAGCTCAATCTTCCGCCTTGCAGATAAAAATTTATTCTGCGTAAAATTCATTCGATATTTAACCGCCTTAGTAATATACAGAATTAATTAAGGATGATGATATCCTGTGTTCTATAAAATATGCACTGTGCAAATTATCTGAAGATGGTACTAAATGGTATCACCTATAAAACAAGTCTTTTATTTATGAAGGAGGCACAATGAAAAAAGCTGATTTAATTGATTTAATAAATAGGAATTTTGGAGATGATGACGAGATAAATTTCTATGTTTATGACTATGAATATTCTTCTGGTGAAGATGATTATGAAGATGTAGGCAGTGCAGAAATAGTAGAAGTTGATAATAAATATATTACTTTTGGAATACATCATGGTTAAAATCGCAATTTTAAAGGAGAAAAAATGTTGGAGATTTTACAATTTATATTCAGTAGTTTTTGGATATTTTGTGGAACAATAATTTTGCTATATACAATAGGAATATTTTGTATCACAGCTCCAATTGCTGCTATAGCAAGTATTTTTCATAAAGAAGATGAAAAGAAAGAAGAAAATAATAATGTATAAACAGATAATTATTGCTTGTGAAGAGTTAAATGCGAATCCTAGAAAATTAGTAGATATGTAAATGGAATGTGTGTTTCAAGGAAGGAGAATGTGATTGGATAAAGTAAAGAGAATAAAAGAATTAACACAGAAACTTAATCAATACAGAGATTCATATTATAACGACTCTGTATCAGAAATTTCAGATCATGAATATGATGAGTTATTCGATGAATTAAAGCAACTGGAAGAAGAAACAAATATTGTAATGGCTAATTCACCAACACATACAGTTGGATATGAAGTCAAGTCAAAACTTGAAAAGGTGAAACACTCGCATCTTATGCTTTCGCTTGATAAAACAAAGTCAGTAGATGATTTAAAGAAATTTGCTGGCGACAAAAATTGTATACTCATGTGCAAAATGGACGGATTAACTGTATTACTTACTTATGAGAATGGCGAGTTAATTCAGGCAGAGACTCGTGGAAATGGTGAAGAGGGAGAAATTATAACACACAATGCAAAGGTGTTTGAAAATATTCCATTACATATAGATTATACAGGACATTTGGAAGTTGAGGGTGAAGCCATTATTACATATAGTGACTTTGAAAAGATTAATAGTAAACTTCCTGAGAACGAAAAATATAAGAATCCACGTAACCTTGTAAGCGGATCAGTTAGACAATTAGATAGTAATATTGCAGCACAGAGACATATCAAATTTATTGCTTGGAAAGTTCCCAATATAGAAGATAAGATTAAAAGTGATAATTCTATTTTATTTAGATTAAATTATATTGGAGATTTAGGGTTTGATATTGTTCCTTTTTATTCATACACGAATTGTTCGTCAGATAAAGAAAATATTTATAATATGATAATTTCGTTGCAGGATAGAGCAAAGAAATTAGGTTATCCGATAGATGGACTTGTTGTAGCATATGATGATATTTCATATGGAGAGTCATTAGGAACAACAGGACACCACCCGAAACATTCTTTGGCATATAAATTCTATGATGACATTTATCCTACAAGATTGTTAGATGTAGAATTTACGATGGGCAAGACGGGTGTTTTAACTCCAACAGCAGTATTTGAGCCAGTAGAGATTGATGGGACAATAGTTGAGAGAGCTTCACTTCATAATCTTTCAGTAATGAGAGAATTGGGTATTGAATTTATTGGACAAGAAATAAATGTTTACAAAGCAAATCAAATAATACCTCAAATTCATAGTACGACACCAATTATGCCGTTTAAAGATCCAGAAGATAAAGAAGAAATAGAGAGTATAGTTATTCCTGATAAATGTCCTATATGTGGAGCAGATACAAAAATACCTAAAGATAATGATACAGAGATTCTTGTATGTACTAATCCAAACTGTAAAGGTAAACTGCTTGGTAAATTATCACATTTTGTAAGTAAGAATGCAATTAACATAGACGGATTATCTGAACAAACATTACAGAGATTTATTGATTTAGGATGGTTAAATTCATTCAGAGATATCTATTATTTATCAGAACACAAAGAAGAAATGTATAAACTTGATGGTTTTGGTAAGAAATCTGTAGATAAACTGTTAGAAAGTATTGAAAAAAGCAGGAAAACTACATTGGATAGATTCATTTATGGACTGTGTATTCCTCTGATTGGCAGAACAGCAAGTAAGGATATTGCCAACAATTTTAATTATGATTATGAACAATTTAGAAAATATGGAATAGTTACACATTACAAAGGAATTGATGGTTTTGGTGATAGTATGAATGATTCAATTCATGATTATCTAAGGAAAAATCATATGATGGTTGAAATGCTTGCAGACGAATTTACTTTTATAGTAAAGGAAAAATCGGAGAACAAAGTAAATTTATCTAATAAAACATTTGTGATTACTGGTAGTCTAAATTATTATAAAAACCGTGATGAGCTTGTAAATATTATTGAGCAGTTGGGAGGTAAAGTTTCAGGATCAGTTAGCACGAAAACAAATTATCTTATCAATAATGACACAGAAAGTAATTCATCAAAAAATAAGAAAGCTCATGATTTGGAAATACCAATTATAAGCGAAGGTGAATTTATTCAGATGATCACATCTTAAACAGAGAAGTAACAAATGTAACTCATAAACATATCATATAAAATTCAAATTTTAATCCAAGAGGTACAAGTGAATAGATTAAAAATTAAGCTATCAACACCTGAAATGGTGAGATTGAAGTGCAAGCGATCAGTTCTAACGAAAGTGTTATTTCATCGTTTGTTGAAGACATGAGAAAGTTTGAGGTGTAGATATGGGAAATGTAATTATTTTAGAGGAAACAACTAAAAATCCAATCACTTTGATTGGTAAAAGAGCAGGAGTGTGTTGGGGAGCGGATGTTACAAATGATTCAAAAAATTATAGACGTGGAATTGATTGCATTACATCTAATCATGGAAGAACACTTGAATATGTGAATGTAGAAATGATTATTGATGGATATTCTGCTAGAGTCATCCGTGAATGGTATACGCATTTGGGAGGATCACCTACACGTTTGCAAGCAAGTACAAGATACATAGATTATGAGCACGGATTTGATTATGTTGTTCCTGAAAGTATTAGAAATGATGAAAAAAGATATGAAATTTATACTGAAGCAATCCATCAAATCAATAAAGCTCTTGTTGAATTAGAAGATATAGGAACACCTAGAGAGGATTCAGCATTATTACTTCCATTAGGAATGACTACAAAAATTGTAGATAAACGTAATTTGCGTAATCTTGTTGATATGTCACATCAACGCATGTGTAGTAGAGCATATCACGAATACAGAAAGTTATTTGGAGATATTTGCACTGAGCTATACAAAATTTCTGAGGAGTGGGCATGGATTGTAGATAATTTATTTGTCCCAAAATGTGATTATCTTAATTATTGTCCAGAGAAAAAATCTTGTGGAAGAGTAAATAAAAGTAGAGAGGAATAAATACACATATGATTATTGTTTTACTAGGGGCTTCCGGCTCAGGGAAGTCCACAATTGAAAATGAACTGGCAACACATCACGGCTTTGAAAAGATTATTTGATTGGTAAATATATTACAATTATTGAAAATTTGGAGGTAAATAATTAAATATTTTGTACACTGGAAAACAATTAAAAGAAATGATAAATAATCATATTGCAGATGATGATATTGTCTGCGTTGGAGGAGAGAAAGATGAATTAGGAATGTATGACCGTCAAATTGTTGGTGTTGAGAAACGCAAAGTTGGATTTGACGTTGATGATACATATAAAGCAATTATAACTAAGCCATTTGAAGCAAGTGGTGCAATGAAATTTTGGAAGAAATGAGGTGATTTTATTCAAAAGCGAGTGCTAAGTGGATCATTGATTATAGTTATTTTATTCTCAATATTCACGAACCCAATGCTGTCAAGTGCAGAAGGTAATTACAGATATGCTAAAACAACAATAAATATTAGAGCAAAACCAAATGTAAAAAGCAAAATTGTTGGACATGTTTATTGGAATGATAAAGTAAAGATTCTGAAAAAAATAAACAAAAAGTGGTATATGGTGTCTTATAAGAAACAGAAGAGGTATATACGTAGAAAATATTTGAGAAAAAGCAGAAAGAAATATAAAACGTATTCATCGCCAAGTACAAAAACATTTAAGTCTTATGAAGATGCAAATAGGATAACTGACAATTCTTCGTTGGCACAAGGAAAGTTAAAAGAGAAATATCATTTAGATTACCAATCTGGTGTTTGGATGGTAGGAAATAGATATTGTATTGCTATTGGGAGTTACTACACAAAAAATATCGGAGTAAAAATAGATTTAGTGTTATCGCATAATGGCAGAAAGCGCATTCTGAAATGTATAACTGCCGATAGCAAAGCAGATAAAGATACAGTCAATAACCATAAGATTCATAAGGATGGGAGTGTTGTTGAGTTTGTAGTTAACACGGATTATATATCTAAAAGAGTTCATTTAATGGGTGATGTGTCATACGCAGGTGAAAAATTTAAAGGAAGAATAGTAAAAATATTTGTTTACAGATAGAAAGGATTTTTTTTACATATGGAATTTTTAGTAAAGCTAAGTGCAATAGAAAATGTTAAAAAATTTGTACGTTTTGCAAGTAATTACAATTGCGATATTTTTGTTAAAAGCCAAGATAAATCTTATATTGTTGACGGCAGTAGTATTATGGGTGTGCTAAGTTTAGACTTGAGATATCCTATTGCAGTTTGTATTAAAGATATAGAATCTGGCGAAGATTTTAAAAATGATGTATCAGATTTTGTGATTAATTAGGAAAGGAGTATTTTGTGAATAAAATTAATTTTGATGCAGTAACGATAGAAGACTGCTTGGATATGTATAAAAAGAAAAATAAGTGTGTGATTTTAAATGATGGAAAAGTTTTAGGTTTTTGGGAGGAATAGAATAGTTGCTGATTTTAGTTGGTAAATCTTGTAGTGGGAAATCAACAATTCAGAGATATTTGAAAAAATGTGGAATGTCACCTGTATTGGAGTATACAACACGCCCGCAGCGAGATAACGAAGTAGATAATAAATCATATCATTTTGTTTCAGAAAGAGATTTTATAGAACTTAAAAAGAAAAAATTCTTTGCAGTAACAGCATCATATAAAGTATCCAATGGAGAAATATGGAATTATGGTATAGCATTACATGATTTATCCGTTGAAAAGATGATTGTGACAAACCCTGTAGGACTTAAAAAGTTAAAGGAATTTACAAATATTCATCCGGTTTCTTTCTATATCAATACAGATGAAAACGTTATATGGGACAGACTTATGAAAAGAAAAGATAATATAGATGAAGCACAAAGAAGATTAATTGCTGATAGAGAAGATTTTGTTGGTATTTCTGAGTATGTTGACTTTGTATTTAAGAATAATGGCGAAATACAACCATCTGTATTAGCAGAGATAATTAAATCTACATATGACAAGTATATAAGAAATGTAGCGTAAAATAATTGATTAAAGGAGTAAATATATGAATTTTTTTGTAGGATCTTTAGGAATATTAGTAGTTATTTTAGCAATTGTTTTTGGTGTTAAAAAGTATCATGATAGTAATATGTCATCAGAAGAAGATTCAGGAAATAAATATAAAGGCTATAAAAGCAATATATTTTGTGCCATTATTGGTATTATATTATTTATTTTTGCTTTTAGTTTCGTGATAATCCCTACTGGATATACAGGGGTAAAAACAACATTTGGACAGGTATCACGAAAAACGATGTCTAACGGTTTTAACTTAAAGATACCATTTGTACAAGGGATTGAAAAAGTAAATAATAAACAGCAGGATATTATTTTCGATAAAAATAAAATATCTTCTGAAACAAGTGAAAGAAATGCAGTAATTTTTAAAGGTATTACAGTTACATATCAGATTAATTCAAAAAAGTCAGCGTGGATTTTTGCAAATGTAGCTGATTATAAAGACAATCTTGTTAGTGAATCACTTGTTGCTTCAGCGATAAAAACATCATCAAAAACACTGACACCAACAGATGTTACTAACAGAAGTATATTAGAACCGAAAGCGCAGGAAAATATACAGAAGTCTCTTGATGAAAAATATGGAGAAGGGGTTATTCATATTAATAAAGTTATTATTGATGGAGCAGAATTTGACAAAGAATATGATGATAAAATTGCAAAAAAGCAACAAGCTCAGATGGATTATGAAAAGCAACAGATTGAAAATAAAAAGAATATAGAGAAAGCTGAAGCCGATGCAACTGTTAAAAAGACAACAGCACAGGCTGAAGCAGATGCTTTGAAGATTGCGGCAGAAGCAGAGGCAGAGGCAAATAAGAAAGTATCCAATAGTATTACAGATAAACTTGTTGAAAATAAGTTAGCAGAAGCTAGATTAAAGCATGGCTGGGTAACTGTCAAAGGTGCTGATACTGTTATATCAAAATAGAATAACTTATATCTATATTAAAATAACAATAGTTACTCCATTTAAATTTTATAGTGGAGTAACAAAAATTTATAAATGGAGAAAGTATATATGAAGAAAAAATTTATTGATATCCCAGAAAAGAATAAAGTTATTGCAATGATGGAAGAAAAACATTCTATCATTGATGAAATATCAAATATGAGTAAAAAATGTGCATTTATTTTAAATAGAATTGATTTTATGTTTGGTAGAAAAGGTTCATCTAACCCATATTTTAAAAGTGAAGCTGTTGCATATTCGCCTGATACTTTTGATATTAAAACCGGACGTAAAATTGCAGGACAAAAAGTTGATTATAAATACCATCAATCAATGATTAAACAGTATAACAGATATATTGAATTGCTTAAAGATATTATTGATACTCTTGAACGATTACGTAATGAACATATTTCAAAAAGAATAAAGATTGTAAATAATATGAAAAGATTTAAATAGCAATTTTAGATAAATATAGAAAGGGGAATTTACTTATGGATACATATGTTATTGAAGTTATCAATTATATCTGTATATAAAGATAATGATTTTCTTAATGACATTTTAGATGAATAAAAATTGTTGATGAAAAGGAGATTAAGATATGGCTATAACAAAAAATATTATTGAAACAAAACAGAGAAAGTTAGAAGAATTAAGAGTAAAATCAAGTAGGGCATTAGATATTGTTACATCTACTATAAACCAGTTGTTGAATGTTAATGAAGAAATTGCTGCAAATATCAGTGAAATATGCGAAGTAAAAGAAAAGTTACAGTCTACAGAGGATGACTTAAATAAAACAAAGGTTCATAATGAAAGAATTATTGATAAATTCAAAACTTTGATTGAGGATTAAATGCCTGCTTCATTGGCATGGAAAGGAATAGAAATATTGAAAACAATTGTAATAAATTTAAGTGTAACAAATAATCCTAAAGAAGACTTTTCAATGGAATAAGAAGATATGGAGGAATAATCTTATTGATAGTACAAAAAAGAGACGGACGTAAAGTTAAATTTGATAAAGAGAAAATCAAAATAGCAGTCTTAAAAGCATTTATTGATGTTGATGGAGAAGAAACTCAATATGCAAAAGAAAAAGCTAGAGATATTGCTAACTATATAGAATTTTTAAATAAGAGTATGACCGTGGAAGAGATTCAGGATGAAGTAGTTAATAAATTGATGGCGAGTACAAGAAAAGATGTGGCTACTAAATATGTAGAATATAGATATAAGAGAAGACTGATTAGAGAAAGTAATACTACAGATAAAAGTATTATTGAGTTGATTGATGGTGTAAATGACTATTGGAATTCGGAAAATTCTAATAAAAGTGCATCTGTTGTGACTACTCAGAGAGATTATTTGGCAGGGATTACAAGTACAGATATTACAAGAAGATTTTTATTACCAGAAGATGTTGTACAAGCACATGACGAGGGAATTATCCACTTTCATGATGCAGATTATTTTGCTCAACATATGCATAATTGTTGTTTGATAAACCTTGATGATATGCTACAGAACGGAACAGTTATTAACGGAACACTAATTGAAAAACCTCATAGATTTTTAACAGCTATGACAATAGCAACGCAGATTATTACAGCGGTTACTTCTTCTCAGTATGGTGGTGCAACAATTACACTGACACATTTAGCTCCATTTATTAGAGATAGTTATAAAAGGTATCTTAAAAAGTATCTGTCTTGGGGATGTTCAGAAGAAAAATCTATTGAATGGGCAAAGAAAGATTTACAGAAAGAGATTCAGGATGGTGTACAAACATTTCAGTACCAGTTAAATTCTATGACAAACACAAATGGGCAGTCTCCATTTTTGTCAGTTTTTATGTATCTTGGAGAAACTGAAGAGTACAAAGAAGAACTTTCTATGATTATACAGGAAATGTTGTTACAAAGAATTGAAGGACTAAAGAATGAGGTTGGAATTTATATTACACCAGCATTTCCGAAGTTGTTATATGTATTGGAAGAAGACAATATTCATGAAGATAGTAGATATTGGTATCTTACTGAACTTGCAGCAATGTGCACGGCTAAAAGATTAGTACCTGATTATATGTCAGAAAAGGTAATGAAACAATTAAAAGATGGAAATATGTATCCTGTAATGGGCTGCAGATCTGCTTTGACAGTATGGCATGATAAAAATGATAAGCCAAAGTTCTATGGAAGATTTAATCAAGGTGTTGTAACAATTAATTTAGTAGATTTGGCTCTTTCGTCCAATAAAGATTTTGATAAGTTTTGGGAACTTTTTGAAGAGCGAACAGAATTATGTCATAGAGCTTTGAAATGTAGACATGAGAGATTAGAAGGAACATTATCCGATGCAGCACCTATTATGTGGCAATATGGAGCATTAGCGAGATTAGATAAGCATAAACCAATAGATGAACTTCTACATGATGGCTACTCTACATTATCACTTGGATATGCAGGATTGTATGAATGTGTAAAGTATATGACTGGTAAATCTCATACAGATAATGAAGAAGGAACAGAATTTGGGTTAAAGGTTATTCAAGCGTTGAATGAAAAGTGTAATCAGTGGAAGAAAGAAGAACATATTGATTATAGCTTGTATGGGACTCCGATTGAATCCACTACATATAAATTTGCAAAATGCTTACAGAAGAGATTTGGAGTAACCGAGGGGATAACTGATAAAAACTACATCACAAATTCTTATCATGTAAATGTCAGAGAGGAAATTAATCCGTTTGAAAAACTTGAAATAGAAGCCAAATTTCAAGAACTGAGTCCTGGAGGAGCCATTTCTTATATCGAAAGTAGTAATATGAACGACAATATTCCTGCCTTATTGGAAGTTATCAAATTTATATATGAAAATATCATGTATGCAGAAATCAATACAAAGTCAGATTATTGTCAGGTCTGTGGTTATAATGGAGAAATCCAGATTATAAAAGAGAATGATGAATTGCTTTGGGAATGTCCTAATTGCAAAAACCGTGATCAAGACAAAATGAATATTGCCAGACGTACATGCGGCTATATTGGAAGTCATTATTGGAACCAAGGCAGAACGCAGGAGATTGCTGAAAGATTCGTGCATTTGGATGACCATGAATACAAGGAGAGTGATTAATATTAGATATGCACAAATTCGCAGTATGGATTTGTCAAATGGAGAGGGCATAGGGATTGCCCTTTTTGTTCAGGGGTGTCGATTTAGATGTTCCAATTGTTTTAATCCCGAAACATGGGATTTTAATGGTGGTAAAGAATGGACTGGAAAAACAAAAGATAAGTTTATAGAATTAGCAAGTAAACCATATATAAAAAGGATTAGTATCCTCGGAGGTGAACCTCTGGCAGAAGAAAACCTTGATGGTGTCTTAGATTTAGTCAATGAAATTCGTCTTTCATGCCCACAAAAATCTATTTGGTTATATACAGGGTTTACATGGGAGGATATATGGGAGCCTGGCATTCATGGAACGGATTTATATGGAAAACCGTGGAATTCATATAGTATATTTCAAATTAGAATACAAAACATTGTAAAACAGTGCAATATTTTAGTTGACGGTCAATACATAGATTCGCAGCGTGATATCACACTACCATATAGAGGGAGTAGAAATCAAAGACTCATAGATGTTATGAAATCTCTAAGGAAAGGAGAAATTGTGCTATGGAAATGTTGATTAGTAAAGAATACATTTTGCCAAATCCGAATAAGAAGGAACTAAAAAGTAATGGTTTTCGCCATAATAAACTTATAGGTGACTCGGAAGGTGATTTTTATTCTATAAGGTTCCCAGTGTTACAATATCATAAAACGACAACTGTTGACGGAGAAATTATTATTGATTTAAATTCAGGCAATGTCAAAATTAATGCGTATAGTTATGGAACGAATGGTTGTTATCCTCCATTTTATCAAAAAAATTGTAGCAAAGTATATGAACCAATTATTAAAAAAATTAATGCTTCATTTCATACAATGTTCAGAAAGATTGGCATTAAGAAAACAGAGGAGAGTAAATGATTATGGCAAGTTAATTAATAAAGCAGAAATTATATATAACCATAAATTTGCAAAACAGTATGTTTTATGATGTCAATTAGAAATGGAATAATATATCATTATAGGAAGGAAATGTAATGAAAGATATACGCTTAACTTATTTCAATACAGAAATATGTTTTTCAACATATTTTTTGATTTTTTTCCGTATGATAGGAATTTATGTTCATGAGAGAGTTTTTCGAGTGGATGAAGAGGATAAATATGTATATGATAAAGAGAATGAAGATATAATAAATATTTTTATTATAAGGGATAAGTTAGAGCAAGAGAAATTATATCCGTATGTGAGAATCGAAGGAATATTTTTGATATCGGAAACGGTAGAAAATATTTATGGAGAAAAAGTAGTTATATATAATGAGGAATCATCAAAATTATGGATATTAAAGAAAATAATTGGTTGTCTGGCAGAAGATTACGAGGAATTTAACAGAGGATTGAGTGATTTATTATTGTTAGCGCATATATATGATAATAATTTGCTTATGGAGACTTTCTTAGGAACTAGATTTTTTATTCCCGACATAGTTAGTTATAAGAAGTTTTGTCCACGTTATATAAGAAGTATTAGAAGAATAGCAAATAACCAGGAAATAAAAGGAGATAGTTTATTTGCTGATTTTGCAATGGCTTATTTAGCGTATGAGTATAATTATTATTGTAAACGGTTGGAGAAAGTATTTCTATATGATGTGGATAGTATTTTGGATTTAATACAGGAGTTACAGGCGCAGGCAGATGGCAGGTGGGATTCTTTAGTATTATTGATTGCTCAAATCAATGGAGATTTGTTAGAAAAATATGATGATGCTTTACGGTATTATCTGCTTGTAACAGACCATTCGTATAATGCTTTTGCATGGTATAAAATAGGATATATCTATAAGAATCATATAGGGGATTATAAAAGAGCATTTAATTGTTTTAATAATGCAGTTAAAATTAATCCTTTATATTATCGGGCTATTTATCATATGGGAAGCTGCCAATATACCTTAAGGGAAGAACACAGGGCGAGAGTCACTTTTTTAAAGTTTATCTCTATTTTGTCAAATAAGGCTCAGGAAAATGTTTTACGTCCAATGGAGGTAGAATATCTTTACAAGACATATCTTTTTTTGGCGCGAATGGAATATAGAATTTATGGTGATATATACCGTTCCATTCACTGGTGTCGGAAAGCGGAGAAACTATGGCTGAGGGCGGATGCGGACAGAGGAAGGAATTTAATTGAACATGTAAAGTATAATAAAAAAATTATAAAAGAACAGTTTGCACAGTGGGTGGCTGTGAATGATGTTTCTCCTATCCGTGAGAGGATTTATTCATTATATAAAAGTGTTGAAGATGAAGAGGGAGTGCAGGAATACAAAAAATATCTATAAAAGAAAGGAAGGATGCAAATGAAGAGAAAAGGTACAGTGGACTATTGTATTGTCAATCGTCTTAGAATTGAAACAGTGACTGATTTTGAAAATTCATTATTTACGAAAGGAGTTAAAGTATACGTATGAAACTTAAAATAGTTGATAATAGTTTTAATAAGAATATTGACCAAATAAAACCTGCTGAATTGTTTATTGTTTTGGAAAATGAAAAAGATGAATATAAACTTTTTAAAGGTATTTTTATGAAACTAGCTTGTGATAGGACAAATAATAAAAATGCGGTAAAACTTAATGATGGCAATTTATATCACATTAATGAAAATATTCTTCTGCAAGTTGTTAATGGTGAATTAACCATATAGGAGAAGTTGCCATGTCAAATATTATTTATGGAAATTTACAAAAAAGTGATACTGTAATATTTGCGAGAGTTTTGCCTAAAATCGGATATTATGAATTGTTGGATTTACACATTGTATCAGTATATGAAGATTATTGTACAGGTACGGATTTAAAAACAAAACAAACTTTCCTGTTTCATAGAGCACTCGCTGAAACAGTATTATTTACAAACAGGAATAAAGCGATTGAATATTTAAATATGAAGAAACGTGAAAATAAGAATGTAAAAATTGCAAAAGAATAGGAGTGACTGGATGGTAAAAGTAAAAATTAAATATTTTAGTGATGACGCAGAAAAGATATGTTATATCGAAGGAAAGTCCGACTGGATTGATTTACGTGCTTCAGAAGAGGTAACATTAAAGAAAGGGGAATTTAAGCTGATTCCGCTTGGGGTGGCGATGGAGCTTCCCAAAGGGTATGAGGCTCATATTGTGCCAAGGAGCAGTACATTTAAGAATTTTGGGATTATCCAGACAAACCATTGTGGCATTATTGACAATTCGTATTGTGGAGATAATGACCAATGGTATTTTCCTGCGTTAGCAATGAGAGATACAGTAATACATAAAGGTGATAGGATTTGCCAGTTTAGGATTTTTAGAAATCAACCAGAGATTAATTTTTGTGAGGAGAAACATTTAAGCGGAAAGGACAGAGGCGGCTTTGGAAGTACAGGGAAAAAATAATGTTGATAAAATAGAAAAAATAGTATATAATAGTAATGATATTAGTAATAAGGATATGCTTATTATGAATAATCATAATGGGAAAAAGAAAAAAACTATAAAAGTTACATCAAGTTATTTGGTTGATAATCCAACACAACAAGATGTTCAGACATTACAAAAAGAAGTACAAAACATTTTGCTTTCAAATATTCATCAAAATACTACAATTCAATCAAAGTAATACATATATGATATAGGAGGGTTATAACCCTCCTATATGTGGTTTTATGAGTCAATTAACATAATAAAAATTGAAAGGATGATATTTTTATGAATAATGATTATAAGTTAGTACGTATGTTACTACGAGTTAGTTCTAACCAACAATTAGAAGCGGATGGCGATTTATCTGTACAACGTCAATTAGTAAAAGAATATATTGAATCACATGAAAATTGGAAATTAGATAACAAGGAATATTTCGAGGGCAGTAAAAGTGGGTATAAGAATACTGTTGTTGAGCGAGATGTGTTACAACAGGCATTACAAGACGCAATAAATCAAGAATACGATATTCTTGTTGTTTATAAAGATGATAGAATAGGGCGTAGGATGTGGGAGATTGGTGCTTATGTAATGCAACTAAAAAGTTATAATGTTGACATTTATACAGTTAAGGATGGATGTATTTCACCAGAAACAGATGATATTATGGGGCAAATGATGTTAGCCTTAAGATATGGTAATGCACAAAAGAGTAGTTCTGATACTGGAATGAGAGTAAAAGATACTGCACAAAAGTTAGTCCAAAAGGGTAAATTTATGGGTGGTAAAGCTCCATATGGATATGAATTGGTTTTTTCAGGCGAAATTAGCAAACATGGACGAGCATTGAAAAAATTGCAAATAGTTGATGAAAAGGCAGATGTAGTAAAATATATTTATAATTTATCGTTAACAAAAGAATATGGATCATATAAAATTGCAGAAGTATTAAATTCAAATGACGATTATATAAAACTGGCACCAAATGATTTTTGGAAATCAGGTACGATTACTAGTATATTAACCAATCCTGTTTACGCTGGCTATGTTGCTTATAAACGCAGAGAGCGTATTAATGGCAAATATTTAAGGCTTAGTGATGATGAATGGATTAAGTCTGAAAACCGTAATGAAAACATTGCTATTATTGATGAAGATATATGGAATGAAGTACAACGTAAACGGAAATTGCGCAGTAAAGAGTATCAAAAAAGTTTTGAAGAAAATGAATACAATTTGATTAAAAAAAATGATGGGTTTCTTCCATTTATAGATGTTGCTTATTGTGGATATTGTGGTACAAAATTAACAAATAATTCACAGTACAATTATTGGACAATAAAAGGGACAGGTGAAAAACGCGCAAGTAGAATTGGAGTCTACAGATGTCAAATGGCTCAACAAGGTATCCCTCATGATAAAACATGCAGATTTAGGGCTGATAAAATAGAAAATATTATTTTTGAAGATATATGTAAATACTTAGACTCTTTATTAGATAATATTGATTTATCCCAAAACGTAAAGAATATTAAAGATAATGAATGTCAGAAATTAAAGAAGAATTTAGATAAGAATAAAAGAGAGTTGGTTAAAATAAAAAATGGAATTGATATAATGGAAGAACATATGCCTGAAGCTATGATGGGTAATTATATATTATCTATAGAAGAATTAGCTCATGCCATTAAAAAACATAAAGCAAACTTAGAAGACACTGAGAAAAAGATAAAAAATATTCAAGAACAAATAGATGATATCAATAATTCCAACAAAGAAATGGATGATATAAAAAATAATATACCAAAGTGGAAAGAAATATTTATGGGAACTGATAAACATACACAACGTGTTATAGTTAACAAAATAATAGATAAAGTTATTATGAAAAAAGATGAAATTCATATTATATATAAAATTAAAATATGATATCATATACGAACCAACCACGAATTTATGTACACTATATTACCATTCGGTGTACATAAATTCGTGGTTGGTTCATATATGATACTAATCAAATAATTACATCGTAAAAAATAGGGCAGAAGAGAAGATACAAAAAGTATCCATCTCAACTGCCCTAAAATTATTCTACTTTAAAAAGATAGTTCCTGTCATTATAATATATTTCGTTTCCTATTTTATAATATTTCCCAGGTGATAACACCGCACTATTTCCACGTAGCATTGAATAGATTAAGTATGTACCATTATATGCAAGTTGTGGTTCACAAACTAATTTACTTACAGTATTTAATCCACTTTCTGTATAATAGGTGGAAAAACTTATGTTTTTTAATACATTATAATTATGATTTTTGTTTCTTATGTATTTTGCACCGCTGCTAGAACTATCAATTTCGTAACCAGAAAAATAATATGCTTCTTCATTAGTGATTAGATTTTTAGCTTTAGCTATTGTAATAATCTTTTTCTCAGAAGTTGTACTTTTATATGCACCACATGTAATATTTATAAAGTTGTTACTTCCTCGTACAACTATATTATAATCATAATCTTTCTTACTCGTTTCTGCCATCCATACACTATTTGTGGATAATGAAATAGTTGAATTCATTGTTTCTGTATAAATATTTACTATATAATAATAACCACTTTTGATAATTACTACATAAAATTTAAATCCCAATACAGTAATAGAATAGTCATCCTCATTCTTAGTAGCATCAGAATATCCGGCATCAATTATTGTTTCATAAACGGAATTTAAAAATTCTTCACTTAATTCTTTGATTATCGTCACATTAGTAGTAGAAGTTTCAGATGTCAGTCCTACTATTGTTAAAGTTTCAGAAGTCAAACTATCATAACTACCTGAGTAAGCATTTCTTACAACCATTCAAAATCCTCCTTAAAATTGATATTGGGCACTAACATCTTCAACAGGTTTTGCGATTAAATCATTTCCGGTATACGCAATAAATTTTTCTACTGGATAAAAATCTTTAATACTGTTACCGTTACTGTTTTTTATCTGCCTGATTTTTTCGCCGTATAATCCCAACTCAACAGTATCATCACACTCTATATGATTTTCGGTAATGGCAAGCTGGATATCGTCTACGGCGTTGCTCATATACTGTAATTTTTCTGCGATACTTCCCATATCACACCTTCTTTCTGTTAATTGCATCCAATACTTCTGGTATGTCACCTATTACATCTGTAAAGTGGTCATAAACTGTCTTTACTACTTTCGCTGTGGCTCCTTCTGTAATAGAAGAGGATTTATAGGAATCCAACAGATATTGTTTTGTGAGTAATATAAAATCAGTGCCGTTGAATCCAAGTACAACGGCACCGCCACAGATGATATCATGATATGCTAAATGATTCCCATATTTATCAACGATAGAAAAAGTAGTGGAAGAGGAATTTATAACAACTTGTCCGGTATAATTGTCCGTTAAAGAACTGGATGTATCGGATTTGAGAATTAGAAGAGTATGTGTATTTATTTTTTCAGCATCCAATCCGTCTACTGTAAAAGTGATTGTATTGTCATTTGTTAATGATATTGTTCCGTAATAGGTAGATGAGCTGCCTCCTCCAGAAGAAACCAAATCATCAACATACTTTTTATTTACCGCATCCCATTCATCTGTGGGAGTGAAAAGTAATTTCAGTTTTGATAATATTTTCAATTTATCACCTCCAAATAAAAAAGCCATTCGGTTATTTCAATATCACTTTCGCAACGCTATCTGAAATAATCTGAATCACCCTGTATGAATTTTTTGTATCTTCATCACATGCTGTGGCAATACCTTCTGAATTACAGCAACAGTATCCATTAATTTTAAGGCTTCCATCCTGCCAGACAGAAAGTACTCCAAGCATTCCAACAGGCGACCATTCTGGACGTTCAAAACGAGATACATATGTTTGTGAAGAATCATAATCAGGATTTAACTTAGGACGCATTTCATATACTATATCACCATTCTCATCAACAACTTCTTGCTCAACAACTTCTCTATTTTCATTCTCCTGCAATTCAGTTTTAGGAACTTCTTCGTATATTGTACGGTTGAAATCATCTTTAAGGTACATTCCGTTCCATGTATCACAGTCTCCATTTCCTAATACAAATGGTTCACCAGACACAATGCCTAAAATATAATTTTCATTTGACGTTGCAATGGATATCTTATCCCCGTTTATTGTTACAAATTTACCAACCCTGTCTTCTTTGTCAGGGTTTCTGTCTTCCCATTCAAAAAATTCTGCATAGTCTGCTGTTGTAGATGATGTAATGGTTGATTGTGCTTTTACCACTCCATCGTAATCAACGGAAAATGCATTATGTCTTATAAGAATAGCATTACTAGAATTGTATGAGCCGTTTCCTATGGAGAACAAAACATCTTTCTCTACATTGCAAGTACCACAAGCAAAATTATTCTCTCCTTTTGCTATTGCTCTATATCCAGAAGCATGAGAACCTGTACCTATGGCTTTTGTGTATCGACCTTCCGCATGAGAACCTGTACCTCTGGCGTCTGTGTAAATACCTTCCGCATGAGAAAAATCTCCTAATGCTTCTGTGAAATCACCTTCCGCATGAGCTGCTTCTGCATTAGCTTTTGTGCATAGACCTTCCGCATGGGAATAATTACCACTAGCTTCAACATTACGACCAAAGGCAAAACTTTTTTCCCCAATAGCAGTACCCTCTTTTCTTCCAAAACTGACAGAATCATCACCATAAATGCTCTTTATGGCGTATGTATCACTAATCTTATTGCCATGACTATCTTTTGTAGCTTTTACAGCACTTGCTACACTCTTTTCGCTATCCGCAGTATTATCAACATTGTCCAGTCCGATATCTTTTGGGGAAATTGTAACATTTCCGGTTCTAAATTCACTTTCAGCAGAGCCTTTTATTCCGCTTACACCACTGGCAACAGGGGAAGTGGAAGAGCTGTCATCATTATTGTCACTGTTATCACCGCCCGTTGTGCCATTATTTGTACCATTTATGCCATATATTGTTACACTGTAATTGTCTGCTGCCGAAGGAGCAATGGAAAATATAATATTGACAGTATTATTATCTACAATATTGTAATCTGTAAAAATCAACCCATCTTCATCATTCATCTCAAACAGAATATCTTCTGTATCCAAATTATGTTTAATGGTAAAAACAGTTTTTACTCCGTCACCTGTTATAGTTGTGGCATATTTCTTTAAGGATTGCCCATTTGAACCGCCATCTACACGGACAATCTCACTTTGTTTTGTCTTATATAAAATCATATATTTTCACCTGCCTTAAATTATTAGCGTAAGATTTTGCTATTTATATTTATTTGGTAACAAATACAAAGTATACGGTATTCTTTTATTTATGCTTCAATGCAGACGAGTGTATAACCACTGATAGTTGACAATTGTTGATATATATCATATATATCTGTCCATGTTATACCATCATTAGATTTTAATATAAAGCGTCTACTTCTTGCTATTATTGTATTATTATGTTTGACTGCTGTATTTATATAATGGTCAGAATCAAGAGGGGTTATATGGTAATCACTACCATCTTCTTTACAAGATAATACATAATCATAATTGATAAAGACTAATCTATTATTTACAAATATTATTGAAAAAAATGAGGGGGCAACCATAAAATATGCACTAGTAGAAATGTCCAATATTTTAGTCCAAGATATTGCATTACTTGATTTATAAAGTATGAATGTTTTAATATCCTCTTTCCTAAAATTAGTTGCATAGCCAGCTAAAAAGAAGTTTCCGTTTACATAAAATGCCCTATATTGATGATTTGTATCTAATCCTGAAATTGCTGTCCAGTTTTTCCCATTTGTTGAATAATAACTATGCCCATGATTGCCAGCAGCAAGATATAAATTCTTTGTATTGTTGTATACGAAATTTATAATATTATATTCTGCGTCAATTACTGGTTCTGTAAAATCCCCTGGATATGCTTCTCTCTCCCTAGTTGATACTGGAATATCTGTTACATTCCAGTTTATACCGCCATCAATGGAATAAAAAGAATTATTATATGTACCTCCAATTAATAATATGTTTGTATTACCATATATGCATCCACAATTTTCTGGAATAGTACAATGAACATCCCATTGTTTTAGTGTATTACTCTTATAAATTTTTTTTTCATCTCTAACCAGCGCAAAATAGTTATCTTCTATTTTCTGTAGGCTATTACATGCATTAAATGGAACAATTGGAAAAGGTTCGGCAAGCCTTTTCCAATTATATCCTCCGTCTATAGAGTAATGTGAATATCCACGTCCTCCAACAAGAACCAATGTGCCGATTTCAAATGCTGTATTACTATTATCAGGACTGTCGCTACCAGAACTATCCATATCCACTTCTTTAATACAAATTAGTGTTTCATCCTCGATCTTCCCCGCATCTAGTTCCTTCTTAAAATCTTCATATGTGTCAAAATAAAGAATCTTCCCATTCCCAATTTCCCCACTGTCAAGCAGTCCCTTTATCTGTTCATAGTAATACTTTGAGTTATCCTCTGCATCACCTTCACGCACTTCATTATCTGTGCCGACAGCATATGATTTTGAAAGCAAAGCCCATTTTTCAGCTTCTTCAACTAATCCGGATACGGTTTTAATGTCATCTGCCGTGTTATTTCCTGGGGAATTAATGACTTTAATTACAAATGGGAAGGTAGTAAGTTGTGTACTATTTTCTGTAAATATAAGGACAAGTTTCAGAATCCCGTCATACATAAGCATATCTTCTGTAAGAGTAAAGGTAACAGTATTTACCGTATGACTGTCCACGTTTTTTTGAATCGTTAAGCCAACCGGATTCTCACCTTTCAGCTTTATGTTATTTGTACTAATGGTATATAATTTGTTGACATCATACAATGTGGCAGTGATTTCAAATGATTTGTTATCCCCCTGCATAGCGCAGATTAACTCAAAATTATTTGGCTGTCCGACATTTAATGATATTTCTTTCTTTACTATTTCCAAAATTTTCACCTCACTAAAATAGGGCTGTTAGCTATGACAGCCCATGCTTCTGCAATATTTCTTCTAATTTCTCAAATTTGCCTGAAAGTTCATTTACTTGCTTTTTTAGGTTCTTAATTTCTGTATCTTTTTCATGTATTGTATTTGTTTGTTCTGTAACCATTTCATACAATGCCTGAATTGATGCTACTATAGGAGCTTCAAATTCATCATATTTCAAGCCCCATGATAATTTAGAATCGTCAACAGAATCATTAAAATATTCCTCTGCTCCATCATCAGTAATAACAGAAGCTCCATATAATGCTAAATCACCCATGTCAAGGTCTTTTGCTGCCTGCGCTACATGTTGTGCCCCAAACCCCATATGAATACGTTTGGAAGTGCTATTCTTAAAAGTATATTCAATTGGTTTAAGTGTATTGATAAAATTTAATGACTTCTGTTTGTTCATAATACTGATAACATCTTTTTGCTTAAGATCAGAAGTGGAGTTAATATTTGTTGCATGTATTTCATTCCATGGGAATGTTATTGTGCCTAATGCGCTTTTTTCACATGCCTGCTCAATTCCATTCTCATCATGGGTATCTGCACGGAAAACCAGACGTTTATTAGGAACACCACCGCTGCTTGTGGAACCGTATTCACCAAAAACGGAAAAGTAATAGATTTCATCATCACCGTTATATACTTTACAATGAAAAGCTTTGTTATCAGAGCCTGTTGAGCTACTTTCGCAATACAGGGCATCTCCTTGTCCGTAATTTGTAACCCGTAATGCTGGAGATGTATCGCTATGCCCAGTAATAACAACACTATCATCTATAGTATTAACACCCAATAAGTATTCTCTGTCACCTCGTTCTGAGTTCATGCCTGCTTCGCTTCGGGCATAAATGCCGCACTGAGAAATATCAGTATATCCCAAGTTGTCAACAAACCCATTACTGTCGTATAAACCAAATGACCACTTGCCATCATGCATGAAAGAGCAAAAACTTTCATTGATATTAGAAGTTTTCTTATAAGAGGCAATCTGCATATTGTTTGGATCTGATTTTAAATAAATGCAGGAAGATCCGTTGTTGTTCATTGAATAGATTAAGTCATCTTTAATTTTCCAACCACCAATTTCTGCCTTCTTGATCCGAAGCAATTCATTCTCATCTAAATTATAGCTGAGTATTTCATTGTTGCTTTCATCATATACTTCTATAAACTTTTCTTCTAAATTGATGCACATTCCACTCTCACGAGGAGAATAATCTTCTGACTGTAATATACTTGTAATAATTCCTGCTGTAATCTTTAATTTTCCGTTTCCGTCAGAATTGAAATCGAATATATTCTTTTCACCATCATTAATAACCATAGATGGTTTTGCTGGATCAAGCATAATGTGTTTCCCTGTTTCGCTACCAACCAATACATAACCAGAAAATTTCCCCGTACCATCAATAACTAAGCCATCAGTAGGAGAGTAGTGCATATAAATATGCTTATTTCCATTTACTATCTTTGAAATAGAGAATGATGGAGTTCTTGCATCAATTTCAATAGTATTATCATTACAGACAATATGAAATCCGTTATCATCAATAGTATAAGTGCCAGATTTATTATAGATTTTCAACAACTCCGACATAATCAGTCTTGCAATTAATACCTCTGCATTTAATCCATAAGCCCATTTATATTGTTTTTCGTCATCATCATAATAATAGATTTTCCCAAGTGCTAAACGGGTATGTTTCCAGCTATCAGAAGTGAAACATAGAAGATTATTAATCATGCGAATTTGTTCTCTATCGTATGCATTTTCGATATCATTCCATACACGCCCGGTTATCCCATATCGGTCAATCACAAACTCCTGATTATCAGCATTCGTAATCATGGTATTGGCAACATCCAGCCCGGCTTCTTTCATGATAGCAAATTCCTGGTTTGTCATGTATCCTTTCTCAGCCTGTCTTGATACGGAATTAAAGTTTGTTGCAATGGAAGCTGCCTGTTGGAACAGGCTTTTCAAATCTGTCATTGGATTATTGGACTTTGTAACATCAGAAAATTCCACACTGATATGTGATAAATCAGAATAATCGAATGTAATGGAAATCAGGCGCAGTTTGTAGATATCATTATCGACCTGTATGCGAATCCAGTTGCCAAGGGTAAAGTCGTCCCACAATGGTTTAAATTCCTGCATGGTTAGGAGGTTGCCGATTGTTGTATTGATGGAATAGCTGATTTCACATGCTCTTTCCAATTCTTCCGTGGCTCTCTTAATCAATCCTTCTACATTCTTAATTATTTCTTCGTATTTTACTCCATCCCCAATATAATTATCATTTCTATAAGTATCTTCCCTTTTGAAAGAGCATAACTCAATCCAGAGGTCATCTCTGTAAGAACTATTATTATAATTCTTTAGAAAATTTTCCATATTGCATATTGATTTAATTTCTTTTATTCTATTTTCATATGAATCTCTTTCACTGCTAATAGAGTTTATCCTGCTTTCAAGATAAGCCATTCTCTCATCAAGTATTACAATACGGTCGTAATATTTTTTCAGCAAATCATTATAAATACCGGATTGATTTCCATTAGGATTGATATACTTTAACGTGCCAGCGTTATCAGAAGATATCTGTTCACTGTGCTTTGCAATAATCTGACTGCATGATTCGTATGCATCACGGAAAGATTTCAGCCGGTTATAACAATATTTTGTATAATGGATAGGAGATAATTTTTGTGGGTCGTTTTCTCCATCATAACTTGCAGATACCCGTGGCTCAAAAGAAATAACATCATCTGTCATCTCACTTTTTTCAAGTGACATTTCAAGTTGCTGTTTTAAATACATAAAATAGTCTGTTGTAAAAACTGAATTATCAGCAGAATTATTATAATAAATACACCATCCATCTTTTACAGAAAGCGAGACAGAAGCAGTGTATTCATCATTCTGTGTTGTATCATCCTTATATGCATCTTTTAGCCATATATGGGAAGAAAAAGAAATGTTTGAATTTGATGAGCCTGTTAAAGATAACTCAATATCATATTCATTTGGCATAATCTGTTTTGCAAATGTTTTTATAGACCTGAGTACACTATCATAAGTTTGATTCTCAGAAGATTTACAAGCATATGATATTTTTCCTCCGGCACCAAATAATTCTTCGTGTATTGACCTTGCTGTTGTATTAGACGAAGCCAAACTTGGCATCATTTCTGACTGGTAATACAATATTTTATCAACGCATTCGTTATATCTGTCCCATAAATTATTATATTCATTCTGATAAGAATTTACTAACGTATCATGTTCTATTAATGCCTTCTGGAGAGGTTCTGACATCTGTGATGTTTGGTCTGGTGAAAATATCCACATATAATTTCCATCCATCAGTCTGTCACCAATTAAATTAGTGATAATGTCATCAGCACCTTCAATCTTAAAGCAGTTCTTTACAGAATCTTTATCTCCTGTTAAAGTAACAGATTCAACAAGATTCTGATTATCAATAAATACTCCTGTGTCTTTCCCATAACCATATGTAATATAATCAGAAGAGTGACAGTGCTGGCATACACCATCTTTTACCTTTCTATAGTTTCCGGCTGTAATACAAGATTGTCTGTTACAGTGGTCTTTTAGGTCATAACAATTAATTTCCCGTTTGAAATTATCAAAAATAAAAATACATTCAAGTTCCTCAGCTACAGTCTGTAAGAAATCGTATACCGTTTGGTCATTACAAGAAAAAGTTTTTTGTATACAGGCAACAGAAGCGTCTATGTGTCCAATGGTATAGTGTGGCATAGATTTAAATATTCTATGCAGCAATGAGCCTTCTGTATTATTTTGATCATATATTACAGTTTTGACATAATCTTCTCTGGCAATGTCATCTTCCGTATTGATTTCCAGTGTAACTTTTGTCTGTGAAGTTTCTGCTTCCCCAAGGGATATTCCTGTAACTTGCTTATAAGCACATTCTTCAACTGTAAGCGGAGTTGCAATTTCAAAATACCCTTTTCCTTCCACAAGAATAATCTGTATATCATTAACCTTATACCAAAATGGATTTATTTCCCCATTGTTATTCTTATATATTTTAAAACTGACTTCATCATTCTGATTTAATCGCATTACAGCATGCAAATCTTCAATTGGGTATAATTCTCCCTGTATATTTAATGTCCTGTCACAGATAAATACTTTATCCTGTTCAACAGAACCATCTAAATTTACAATAAATTGACTCATCTTATGGCAGCACACTCCTTATTGTTCTATAATGAAAAGACAGGTTGCAACTACCACCTGTCACAGTAAATACATTTTTTCTTGTTTCGTTTAATTCTGAAAAATTTATCAATCTCGGATATTTGAAATTAAAGTCATTGTTAATATTTTCTCTTGTATGTACAGTATTTTTATTTGTTGCTATCATATGGTTAGCAATTGTAATATGTTCACCATTTTTACAGTTATTTATCTGTGTTGTGTATTGAATAGTGGGAGAGTAGAGTGTATCCAAATTATTTTTTATCTGTAACTTTTTAGCATCAGAAGTCATTAAAATATCAATTTCATCGAAATATAAAGCACCTGTTTTATCACTATCGTTATAGATAGTAAATGAGCTTCCATTACTACATGATGCTTCAAATGTTTGTATATCACTGTATCCAAATGGAGCATCGCAGGTAACATCTATCTGTGCCCCAACAATTTTTCCGGTCACACGTATCCATTGTAATTTATTCTGAGTACGAAAGAATGTATTTTCGTATCCTTCGTAACCACCTTGAAAAAATCGTAGTAATTTATATCCATCTGTTCGTACCAGCCATCTAAGTAAAAAAGCACAGTTCTGTTGAGATAATTCATAATTCCTGTCTTTATTAATACTACAATCAAATTTTCCGATTTGGAAACTTGTTGTTAATGGTGTTTCATATTTGCTTCCATGAAAATTCCACGAATATGAATTCACTGGCTTAGAGGTAGTAAATGTAATTTCATTTCCTGCCATGCCGACACCATCATTGGAAAAGCCATCAAAGTTTGCTATATAATATCCGAGGTCAGATGACTTGATTCCATTAAATTCAAAAATGTCTGCATACATCTATAATACCTCCAATTAATTTTTTATATTCCAAAGATTCTTCTCGTCTTTAGTCTTAAAAGCATCATTCTATATTTCCATCTGTTTTTAATACCAGTAATTTTTAGTTTGTCAAGTTCAACATACTTCTCGTACAATTTATCTATTATACTGGAATAACGTTCAATTTCTGATAATATATTTTCACTGATTTCTTCGTTGTTTATTTCATGCAATCTATTATTTTCATCCATTAATCTTTTATTATCGTTTACCAATAGTTCAATTTTTCTCTTTTTTGTCATATACTCACTCCGTTTTTTTCATTTAGATAATTTTTTGCATAGAAAAAGAGCAGGAGAATATGTCTCTTGCTCTACATTAAATTTACAATTACTATTTTTTAAATAATTTGTCGTAGAAATATCTATTTCTTTAGTAATGCGCCAAATGTAATTATCAGAAATTACATTTAGCACTTGATATTTATTATTTTCCCAATTATCACTTGTGAAAGCAATACTTATATTAGAAAACGACAATCCTTTTGGAATGAAATTATTTTTATTTTTTGATGACATCCTTTAATCTAATCCTTTCAAATACAACATTATTATTAATTTCAGAATCTATTATTGAACATCTTTCGAATACTTCCATTAAAATATTTTTGTATTGTCGAATTGTTGTAAAATCGTATAGTCCTATATCATGATATTGATTAGTTAATTTTTCAAATTCTTCTTTGTGTTCAATTTTTCCAGCACTTATACATTTGTATGGAAAATCCCATTTTCTTTTTGCAACAAATATACCATTTGGTTGATTGTCATTTGGTGACAAACTAAACGTTGTGCCTTCAAATTCGTTTCCATTATAACCACATACAATACTCATTATTTCATATGTTTTAGAATTTGATTTATCGTCATGAATCATTTTCAATTCATTAAATTTCTTTGTTATTATATATACAAACTCTTTGTATGACATAATTATATCATCGTTTAGTTTTGTTAATCCTTTTTCATTAGAGTAATTACAAAATCCCTCAAATAACTCATAATTATCTTTCACTCCACCTGTACAACCAAAAATGATTTGACTATTTAATTTTACTAATTTATTACAACTATCAATCATTGTTCCATCTGGTTTTATTCCTCTTGTTTCAGCAGCAACAATAATAAAATTTTCTGTAACAACAGCCTGTACTAAACTCATATGTTCTTCCTCCAATCATCAGTATATTATAAATTTAATTATATACCAATAATTGACAAATATCTACAAGAACGTATATTCTGAATTTTTACTTTGGTTATTGTTCATTTATTGATAAGAGGGCAGCATTACACCGCCCTCCAAGTAACTAAAACTTTTTCAGAACATTTTGGAACGGATTTTTAATATCACCCAATACGCATTCCGACATCCTCTGTTTATTTCTTGGCTGGTTTAGCTGTTGGAACATAGATTCCATATCTACTATTCCGCTTCCATCTAAATGTACATTAATATCTCCCGTATTAACAGAAGTATTATTCGTGTTATTGACAGGGACACTTTCATACTTTGGCATCATGTCAGTATACTCAAACGGCATACCAAGATGTGCCATTAATATCCGTTCCTGCTCTGGCGTAATCTTTGAACCAACAGGTATATACCTGTCTGCAATCTTCTTTACTGCTTTTGTCTCTTCTTTTGTGAGGACAGCTTCACCTTTCTGTATGGTAATTATTCCGTCATCACCGTTATCCTTTGCAGCTTTATTTAATGTACTTGCAATACCACCGTCTGCAAATCCAGCGTTCTTAAAGGCATTACGAATTTTAACGGATTCATCATAGGTAATGTTCTTTTTATCCTTAAGGCTGATACCAAGCATTTCGGCAAGTTCCGCTTCCTTTGCTTTGGTCAGATAACCTTTCTTATTGTATTTCTTATCAAGGTACTGCAATAGTTTGTCCGTTGCAATCCGCATGGATTCTTCCGTATTCTTTGGTTTGCGGAGGTTCTTTTTCAGAAAGGAATCAATTTCCGCATCCTTTCCAACCCTGTTATTATCAGATATGGTTTCCTTGCCTGCTGTTGCAGTATTGTTTGTGGTATCTGCAACATTATGTTCTGATGACGTTCCGTTTTGTACAGCCTGTACCAGATTATCCTTACTTTTTTCAACACTTTCACCGAATGCTTCTTTTTCATCCTGCAAAACCTTGTTTAAGTCGCTGGTTGTATCCGTGACACGTTTTACTTCGTAGGTTAAATCGTCTGCTGCGGAAGTTGTATCATCAATGCTTGTGTCAAACTTATTGTTTACATTCGTGCCTGTCTTGTCATATGTGGATTCATAGGAATTACCGCCATAATCAATACTGCTGTTGGTATGTGTCCCGTCCGGGTTATATGTGGTAATAATGGACAGGGCATCTCCGAGTCCGAGTTCATCCAGTGCCCTTGCAACAGCTTCCGGGTTATCCGTAACCATCTGTAACAGACTGTCCATGGAACCGTTTATGTCTTTTCTCAGGTCATTCATGATTCTTTCCCAGAAATCCTCTACTTCGTCAGCAAGGGTATCAAGCATGTCGGTCTGGTCATCATACCACTTATCATACTCCGTGTCCCTTAGTTCTTCCTGTGCTTCCTCAAGGCTGACCTGTAACTTTTGTAGTTTTGCCCTTGCTTCCTCACTGTGGTCACCTGATAATGCTGCAATCTGTTTCTGTATTAAAGCAATATTCTTTGTCTGCTTTGCAACCTTTTTTTGGTATTCGTATAAATCTTTCTCTGTTGCCAGTGCATTCTTTTTCTTTTCAATCAGCTCATTAATGGAATCAACCTGTACTTGTAATGCATTCTCTACAAGGTCAAGGATGGCATCTTTCTCATCTGCAATGGCTTTTGTGCTGTCCCTTATGATATCAAGCTGCTCCTCACGCTTTGCCATAAATTCCTCTTCGTTGTATCCGTCTGTACCATCTGCATGTTTTTCATACAGTTTATCCAATTCCTTCTGTGCATTCTCAATAACCTTCTTATGATTATCCATGTTTGAGAATCGGAGCGATATGGTGGCAAACCCTTCATCCGTCAGACCTCCTGATTCCTTGCTGGTCAGTTCCTCATGTGAGAGCATGTCAACCAAAAAGTCAAGATGGCTCTTTGTGGCATCAAGCTGCGCTGCCATAAGTGAGAATTTCTTAAAGTCTAATTCATTGATGGCTTTTTGGAATTCAATGGTCTGCTGTGTGCAGGAGTAAAGGGACTGGTCAATGGATTCCATGTCATTTTTCCATGCATACCATTCCTTAGAACCGTATTCAAACTTCTTCCCGGCTTCCTCCAGTTCCGAACGTTCCTTTAACAGCTTCTCTTTTGTGCCTTCATTAATCTTCATCATCCCATCATACAATGACTTGGAAACAGACTGCCCAGCGGCTTCCAGTGTGGCAATTTCAGACTGTATGGTTGAAATCCTTGCGTCATTCAGACCTGTCTTATTGTCATATTCCGCTTTGATATTGTCATACATCTTTTGATAGGATTCATTGACTTTTTCCTGTTTCTCAGCCTGTAAGCGTTTCTGCTCTGTGGCATCGCCTTCCAGTTCAGCAATCTTAATCAGTTTATCGTACTGCTTATTCAGGTATTTCAGGCTTTCGGCTTCATATTTGTTCTTATCTTTTGCGGAAACAGCATTGGTTTCATACTGCTGGTTCAGGTTGTATTTTGCCTCTGCTTCATCAGCATAGTTTTGCGCCCGTTCTATGCGTTTCTCACGCATGTTTGTTTCATTCTGCTCTTTGGCAAGTTTCTTATCACGTAAAACATCTGCTACAAAATCAACACTGTTATTGTAGTTAAGAAGCTTTTGATAGGTTGCCGTATTGTGCTTTCTGACTTTCTTCATAAGGGCAGAAGGGATTTCCTTACCCTGCTTAATCAGTTTTTTGATTTTATTCTTCTCTGATTTGCTAAGCCCTTTTGTATTATTTACGGCAGACTTTGCAGTTTTCCCGCTCTTATTCCTTTGTGTTTTAGATTCCTGATAGTACTTTTTATATGCCTCGTTGTCTGACTTGTAGGTATTGATTTCCTTATTCAGAATCTTATGTTTCTCTTTTGCGGTTGTGGCATTGGCGTATCTTGCTTCCTGATAGGTGCGCTTTCTCTCGTTGTCCTCAAGCTTCAAGTCTAACTTCTGTTTTGAGAGGTCTTTGATTTCTGCTTTGAGTTCCTGTACCGCTTTTTTAGCATCTTTTACTTTATCAATGTAATCCTGATATTTGTTAATCTGCTTTGCAGTCTTTTCACCGTATTCCCTGATTAATTCTGACAGGCTTCCTTTGATGTCACCGTTTCTGACTTTTTTCTTTAAAGGTTCTGAAAGTTTGATGCTGTCTGCTTTCTTATTGTATTTTGTAACGGCTTTCTGCTGTGCATTAAGAAGTTTTGTAGTCTTCTCTATCTGATTCGTCAGGTTATTCTTTTGTCGTTTTACGGAAAACAGGTTGTCAAACTTTGCCTTGGTTAAGTCTATCTTGTCCTGTAATACATCCAGTTTACGTTCAATCCAGTCAATAAGCTGTTTGGAATCTTTCTTTTTGTCTTTATCGGATGACTTTTTCGACTTAGATGATTTTTTCTGTGATTTCCTTTCAGAGGAAGAGTAAGTCCATCCTGGAATACCAGAACCAATAGATGCCCCATTTGTTGAACCAGCGTTATAAGCCATTTTCCCGCGGTTATTGGAAGACGTAATTTTGCCATTCTTTAAGAGCTGTCTTGTCTGCATATGGTTAAAGACAATATCGCCTTTTTTCAGTTCGGTAAACTGTGCGCCGCCTTTTACGGTGAACCATCTTCCGTCACGGACGATCAGTTCCTCACCAAGTTCATTGACTAATGCTGTCTGGTCTTTTGGGATGCTGATATTGCCGGAAGCATTTGCAAATCCCTGCTTTGCAAGGTTTCCTTTTAATAAATTAAAAGTCCCATTTGCATGTGATTTTTTATTATCACTTTTCTCTTCCTTTTCTTTATTTTTACTGTCCTTTTTTGATGGTTTAGAAGACACTTTGTCAAGTTCGCTGGAATCAACCTCGACTTTTGCCTTAATGGTTTTCTGAAGTGTCTTATCCATAAACTCATTTACTGCTTTGTCATCAAGCTCCGTAGTGACTTTTAAAGTTGTCTCTTTCTTTTCTTTTTTATAGGCATCCACTTCTTTGTGGTTTACAATGGCATTGACCATTACATCAATGTCGTCTTTGCCTAATTTTTTCAGTTCATCCTTTGCGGAAGATATATCGTCAAAATCAATATGGATATCTGAAAGCTCTTTCCCATAATTGGACTTGATTGCTTTGATATCACTTTTTATTTTTTTCTCCGTTTCCGATGTATCTGCGCCGATCTTCATCTGGATATCATAAGTATTGATTTCTTGCTGGATTCTTTGCAGCATGGATACGACACCGACAGCTTTGCCGCTTAACTGGCTTGCATCAACCTGTAGGATGGCAGGCTTCTCAATCTCCTGTTTTTCTGTCAGTAGTTTGGCAAGGATGGTCTGTGCTTCCTTCGCGCCTTTTACATTGACATCCACGTTCCCGTCTTTATCCCTGAACGTATTTAATACATTTTTGGCATCTTCAATCTGCGTGTTTACTCTGCTGATATCGCCTGTATCGAACTTAAATTTCATCTTTTTACCGATTTTACCAAGTTCTTTTAATTTGCTGTAAGCTTTCTCAGCAGCAACCCCCATCATTTCAAGGGAACCAAAACTGTCCCCAAAATCAATGTAAAATCCGTAATCAACCAGTTTCCGTAAAATAGCCTGTAAAGCTTCCACGTCAATTCCCAGCCTCTTGGCAACGTCTTTGTCACTGGAACCGCCTGCACCGAAATCAATCTCCCATGAGCCGTCTTTATTCATATGCGCCCATTCCGAATTGATTTTCTGCACGTCCTTTAAGAAATTCTCTGCACCCTTGTGCCCATCAGTGAAGTACCTTTCTATCTTGCCAATGCTTTGCTGGTATGCCCTGACAACTTCTTCAGTTGTTGCACCTGCTAAGTCTTTTGGCGAAATAAGGTCAACATATGTGCGGAAGTCATCTGTGCCGACCAATCCCTTTTTATATAGTTCCTTTACCGACTTAATGTTATTGTAAATGGAATCATACATGTCTCCTTCATTTGCAGTGGACAATGCTTCCTGCCACTTGTTATAGGCAGAGGTAAGCCCTACATACTGGTCTGCAAGCTGTGCCGCCTGCTGGTACTGGTCGTATAGGCTGTCAACAACGGACTGCTCCTCACCGTTCCTTAAAGCATCCTGCCATGAATTATAGGCATCCTCAACATTCTGGTAAAACTCTTTTGCGGTATTGTCGTCGTATTCCTTTTTGAGTTTTTCCAGTTCCCTTGTGTTGAGGCGGAGTCCGTTTGCTGTCTTGTCAAGAAGTTTGTCTTCATCATATCCTTTCAGGTCACTGAACATGGAAGTAACAGCATCAACAGAATCAGAGGATAACCCTGTGCCTGATACGGATTCTGACAGGGCAGTAGTGAGTGAAGATACATTTTCGGATACAGACTCGTATGTTTCTTTGAGTGCTTCTAACTGCTGTGCGGTTTTGTCAACAGCATCCATGGTAAGATATTTCCGTTTTGCTTCTGCTGCATTGTCAGCTTCAGCGGCAATTTCTTTCCATGTGTCAATTTCTTCTTTTGTGTTAATGGAATTTTCCTCAAAGAATTTTTCGAGGTCTTCTTTCTGGCTGTCATCCAGTTTCCATTTTTCTGCTGCGGATTTGATTGCACCATTGTAATCATTTACAAGTTCATCGAGATTGTCAAAGCCAAGGCTGGAAAGTAGTTTATTCTGTTGGTCATCTGTTTTTAATCCAATAGCGTTGCCGATTGTGCTGATAAGGGAACGGACTTTTGTAACGTACTCATTGACAGGAAGTTTGTCTATTCCTTTTCCGAATAGCTGGCTCCATGCTTTGGAGAAATCTCCATCTTTAGAAACATTGTCAATTAACTTTTGGGCAAATATGGCAATGTCATCTTGTGATTTTAAGTTTAGGTCATCCCATAATTCACTATTAAAAGATGATACCAAAGTAGTTATGGAATCTCTCTGCTTATCATTTAATTTTGAGTCATCCCAAAAATCTTCTTTCATATGTAGGGCATTGATTAAATCTGAACGTCCTTTTGCTACATCGGATTCTATATCAGCAGAAAATTGTTCTATTTTTGCCGCTATTTTATATTGCAGTTCTTGGAATTTTTCATCATTATATTCCAATATATCATCCACATCGGAGATATCAAGCATATCTGCTAATGTTTTTCTTAGAACATTTCTTTCGCCTTCTTCAAAATCAGCGAAAGTCCATACTTTTTTTAAATAGTTATAAATTTCTTTTCTGCTTTTGTTCTGTAAATCTTTTAATCCGTTTAATGCGTCTTCCGTTGGAACAGTATCTTCACTTGCTTTTCCAAATAAAGTAGCGAATCCTGCTTTTACTGTCTTCCAAACCGATTCGAATTTACCATATTTTTTGTTATTTTCAATATTATCAAGTGTGTCTTGTACAGTTGCCCCTTCTTCATTGCCATTATAGAATAAATCTTTAGCTTTCGTTTTAATGGTTCGTTCGTACTCATCATTTAAGTCTGACAATTTCCCTTTGACAAACCCGATTTTTTCTCCCTGTGCATTGAAGTAAGTTGTTAAACTTGGCATTATATCAGATACTTGGCTGATAATATCCTTATATTCATCATATTCGCTTGTAGAAAGTGAAACATTTTCGCCAAGATTATTTACACCTTTTGACAATTCCTGATATTTGGAATTCAAATCAGATAATTTTGATGAATCACTTGCAATATTTTCGTTTAATGAATTAACGGATGATGCAAAGCTATCAGCATTTTCTTTGGCTCTTTCTGATTCAGTTGCCAGGTCGTGAAGTCCTGTTGCAACTGTAGTTATTACTTCACTGATAGCCCACATAACACCAACATTGAGAGCCACAGAGAGTGCTTTAGCTGCGACTGTGGCCGCTTTTGCTCCGAGTGTCTGCTGCTTGAGGGCATTGTTGTGGGCGATGGCTGATTCACGGGCTGCTTTGTTGGCTTTGATTAGCCCTTTTTCTGTGATTATCTGTCCTTCCATCTCTTTGCCTAATTTTGCAAGATGTTTTTCACCTTCTGGAAGTGTATCAAATAAGTCCTGCCATGTTTTCTTGCCTTCTGCGACGCTTTTTGACATATCTTTAATTTTTGATAATGAATCTGCTATGTTAGATTCATCTATCTTAGGCATTACATCAATAAATTGTTCTTTGAGGTCTTTCTTATTAGAAAATAGATTACTCCATAAACTTCCAACCTGTTTTTTTGCATCAGATTTACGGATATTTTGATTTGTTAAATCTTTTATTGCAGATTTGTAATTTTTTATATTATTTGCGAAATCATTAAATGACTTTCCAAACATACCCCACTTTGAACTTATTTTATCAATATCGCTGTCAAATGTTTTGAATATCATACTATATATTTATATTATTGTGGAGTAATACATAAGAGTTGTGGACACTCTTTTGGTTGTATGATAAAATAAGTCTAATAATAGTAATAGTAGGAGGGCATATAATGAGAATTAAAAATATATGTTTTAATTGTAGCCAAATATCACGTAATAATGATGAAATATGTCCAATATGTAATAATCGTTTTATTAAAGTTAACATAATTGATGCAATAAAACTTGACAATATGAGCGAGGAAAGTGTATTAAAGTGGATTGAAAGTAAAACAGGATATCCTATAAAAAATGAAGAACTAGCCAAACATCAAAAATATGTCAACGGTGTACTTCAACAATATCAATGTCAAAAAGAGCAGGAGAGGATTAATAAACAATTCGAAGATTACTCAGCAAAATTAGAACATGGACGACAAATTCTTGAAGAGCAGAAGTGTGTTCCGAAGTGTCCTATCTGTAATTCAGCAAATATCAAAAAGATTTCTATTGGAACTAGGGCAGTAAAGACAGCAGCATTTGGTGTTTATGGTGCTGTCGACGATGCAGGGAAAACATATAAGTGTAGTAAATGTGGTTGTAAGTTTTAGATACATATATATATTATCAAGTAATTCACATTTAAGAAAATAGCTAATAAGAAAGGATACCTGATTTTAGGCATCCTGTTCAATAAAATTTATAGATGTGTCCATTTTATCACTTATGCTTTTATACATCTTTAAAGTACCATCAGACATATAAATTAAATTACAATTTTTGCATTTACGTATATGAAGTGTATGTTTAAAGCTACTATCTTCTTTATAATATGTAACAAGTAATTTATCCATTTGTGTTTTAGTTTTGCATTTTTCACAAAGCTTTATTTTGTTTTTAGGAAGAACATGGACATTTACTTTTTGTTTGATTTCTTGAGTTACATCAGAAATAGGATTTTTAGATATCCATTTTTCTAATCTATTTCGATGCATTTTCTCGTTCCATTGCATATAAATTATGTACACTTTATCGTTTATATGCAATTTTGGATTCTGAGCATAATAGGCGTTCTTTTTATCCTTAGGAATAGTTTGCTCTTTTAATGGTTTTTCATTGTCGATTTCCTTCAAAAGTGGGTAAGAAATATTTAAAGTATCTTTACACCAATCTCTATCTAAGAAATTTTTAATATCATATGATAAATTTTTATTTTTAAAATACTCCTGAAAATAATTATATGCAACTTTGGAAACAGAATATTCTGGCTTTGATTCACTATTATTATTTCCATCTTTTTTTGCATTTATCTTCATCTCTGATTTGTAATCGTATGTATTATCTTTGTATATTCCCAATGGTTCTTGACCATGTCTAGGATGTCTATCACTTTTTAAATATATTTTAACAGAAGAAGGAGATATTTTATAAATATCAAGCATTTTAAGTATAATTTTTATTTTTTGTGTTGTGCTTGTTGTTCCTTCCAAAATAATACCTGTATTTAAAAATCTTAAAGGATTGGTGATATTTTGAGCAATTTTATCATTTTCGTATACAATATATGACTTTTTATGCCCTTTTATCTTATGCCAAGTAGCGATTTCTTTAAACTTATTACTGTCTTTATTATATAAAATTTCACATAATTTTAACCAAATTTCCTTATATGTTTTTACATTATATGTTTCACCTCTAAATGAGAAACTATGTGGGGTAGTATTTTCAAAATCAGAAGATAATGGATATGGTTTTGTATTATCAACTAGATATTTTTTATAATCTATTTTCCCTTCGCGTTCTTCAATCTCTTCATTTTCGTCTTCTGGAATATCTTCAATATCATTTTCTTCAATCAGTGTATCTTTAGATGTAACAACTTCTTCCATATTATTATCGAGAAAATTATTCAATTGATACTGAATATATTCTAATTGGTTATCTGCATTTTCAAAGTTATTGATGATTTCATCAGAATTTTTGTTTTTAAAATAGCTTTTGGCAATTGTAATATATTTTTCTGAAAGGGTAGCACGAGTATGCTCAATAATTTCAAGAAGATTATTTATATATTCATTCAAATCTTTAGCATGACTAGGTACTTCTTTTTGCAAAAAATCCATAAGTTTATCCATATCTGCCATCATTCGTTCCTCACAATCATCCATATTTTGGAATAAATTACCAACTTTAATTTATCATATCATAAATTTTGTCAAAATGCCATTCGAAACATTTGTTCTGATTTTGACTAATTCTTAAATTAGCTGACGATTGTAATGATAGTTGGTTTGGAATCTTTTGCATTACAGATGGTTATGGTGTGATCAAGGTGGTTTTCAAACAAAAAATCATGACAGGTGAATATATAAATTACATTCATTGAATTATAAGAAATATAGTGATATAATTACTGATAGATGTAGATGTGTTGATGTGCAAGTTGATTAAACGTAGTAGTTGCTTAAAAAGACTTTTCTATTGGAAATTATCAATATTTATAGGTGGTGAATTTTTTATGAATGAAAATAGTAAAAAACCTTGGTATGAAAAAATTAGTATTTGCTTAACAATAATTGCTGGTATATGTACAATATTAGGTTTAAGTGTATTCGGTGGTAGAGCGTTGTTTCCTAATAAAGAAAATAAACCAGTAAGTACAGAAAATCTATCAAATAAGCAATCTAAAAATGAAAATAAAGATGAAGATAAAAATGAGTCTAAAAAGAATCAAAAAAATACAACAACTGTAAAAGTAAATGGTAAAGATGTTGAATTTGATAATGAAACAAAAATTCCTACAAATAGTAAATATCCAAATGTTTCTATGGAATTAAAAGATACATCTTTTAAACGTGAGACATCTAAAGAAATGATAGGAATGTATGATGATAATAGTGGATTTGTTTCAGATCCTATTGTATCTGCAAAAAATAATAAAGGTAACATATTAAAAGAAATTAAAAAGGAACTATTAAGAAATCCAGTTGTTAGAGATATGGTTGCAAGAGGATTATTATATGATACATATTGGTTTAAAGATAATGAACCTTGGCTGAATGAATTTGTTGAGAAAAGCAATTCATATTTTGAAAAAGATTTAAATTCAAACCTTAATAGTCCTCAAGGGTTGACAGGATATTTTAAAAATGAAAAAAAGAAATGTTACGTTACATTAGAGTATCGAATGTATGCTGAAAAATTATGTGACTTACTTGATAAATTTCAAAATTATGGAGTAAAATTATTAAAATTTAATAGTAGCTGGGGGGTTGGGGATGGGTCACTATACACAGCTACAAGAAGTTAGAGCATGTTTAGTAAAAATGAAGGATAAACGTAAAGCACTTATTTTATGCAAAAAGACATCATATGGTAAAATTATAAGTATTATTGGATTTGATTTGAGAGATAAGGGATTAACACATTATAAACATGATATAGATTTGTAATATATTTTATGGATAATATTAAAATATGAAAAATTGTAATTATTATTGCTGTTATTATGTCATATGATTGAATAAAATGGATTTACTATAATATATATCAACCACTCACATTGCCATCCTCATCAACCTCTAACAAACCTTCCTGGATCATTCGCATAAGCAGTTCAGTTTTCTTCTCATCTGAGAAATTCTTAATAACATTTATCAGATAATCCTTTTGTTCGTCAAAATCTAAAGCCTTAAACTCTTCACCACTAATCATATTCATAACATATACCTCTTAATACATTTTTTATCTAATATTAAAAAAGCAGAAAATAATATTTAATATTGATAATTTAAAAATATTATAAGTTATTATACATCATATTAGATAACGTATATGAGATAGATGGGGTTGCAATTGAAATACATAATGATAATATTGACAAAATATCATTTGAAGTCTCACAATGATAAATAATATATAAAGGAGAAAATACAAAAAATAATATTAATTGGATGATGATATAAAAAAATCTATATTTTTTCCTATATTTATTTTTATTTGTCTCAGAAAATTCTGAGTTTTTTATTTTGTTATAATACACTGCGTATATATTATTTATCAATTCGTATATTACAAAATTAAGAGCAATAATATTAATTAATGCCATAATTAATACTAAATCTTTTGATGTCTGGAGAAAATATCTTGTTATTGATAAAATTATTCCAACTGAAATTATGTAAATTGATGTTCTTGTATTTTTATCATTCACCTTTTGCCCTCTGTTTCTTCTAACTCTGTATAAATAATTATTATAGCTGATACTAAAGACGTAATAATACTTTTGAAATTATTCTCGTCCAAATCCTCTGTTATTTCTTTAAATTTATTTCTATAATAGTAGGATATTTCCTCATTCTTATTTCTTAGAAATATATTACCAAATAATAATTTGGAATTAGCATTATTTACAGCTACAAGAGTAGATAGTAAACTATCTGCATCTTTTAATTTATAGATACCTGTACAAGCAATTGCAATAGTATTTTGTTCAATAGAACTAGATAAAATTACACGAATATACCCTATAGATTTTAAAATTTCTGATTTAATATATTTATATGGATTAATATGTAACATATAAATTAATTCGTCTTCATTATCCAAATTGAAGTTTTGATAATGAATATCTAGTTTTTCAAAAAAATATTCCAAATTATTCTTTAATATCTCTTTTTTATCCATAATCTTCCTCAGCGTTTCTAAAATATTCTTTTATACTTTTTATTGTTTTGTAATCTTGCTGATCAAAAATCTGCACTCTGCTAATTTTATCATCAATACTAATAGAAAAATTATCATTGCTTAATATTGTTGTTCTATTATTTTTAAAATGTAAATCTAAATTAAACTCTTTAATTAAATTTTTTAAATAATCTTTATTAGGAGAAAATTTATTTACAAATAATAAGTATTTGTACATCTATATTTCCTCCTTATTTTTCTTTAATTCTTCTTTATTCATTTCATACATATCTAAATAAAAAAATGTATCTTCTATTTCTAAACAATCATTGTTATATCGTTCTTTAAATTGTAACATAGAATTCTTATATCTTGGCGAACCAGAAGCCAAAACAAGTTCTATAATTTTTACAACTTCTATATTAGGGTTTTCTTTATAAAATCTATCAATAAGTTCCTCAACTTTTTCATTAAATTTTGCTTTTTCTTCCAAAGCAATTTTTATATCATCTATTAAATTTTTCTTCATATGTAATATGAATCCCTCCATTTTCTAGATAATAATTTTCATTAATAAGATATTATCATAAAATTGTAGGAATGTCTAGCACAAAATTAAAAAATAAAAATATAATTCATTAAAATTTTACTGTTACTCAGTTCCTAGTAGCAATAGTTTTAACGTTGAATGCACATATTTCGAAAAAAATATACAAAATTCGTTATTAAATTTGAATTTTAGAAGTAAAACTTGTCAAAAATTCTCTAATTTAGTATAGATGTTATAAGAACTGCTTAAACATGTACCATACATAATAGAAAAATTAACATCATACAATGATATGCGCACAAAAGCTGAAAATAACAATACTTCCATTGAAGTAGAGTTACATAGGCGAAATAATAAAGAGACTAAATAAGGCAGTCTTTTTATTTATCATATTTTTCTCCGTTTCTTCCACCTACGGCTAGGAGAAATCCTAACATTATCTTATCCATTCCTACATAAAGTAGTTGCTATAAATGAATAGGAGAGCAGTATTACTCTTTACGGTTTTTTTACTCAGTCACGAGACAGACCGAAAACTGTGTGTGGAACCCCTATTACAAGCCATTTCTGACTCAAAATCGTTTAGATTCTCTGAACACACCCATTATATACATAATAGGTTCCGTTGCTGATAGCCGATTTAGCTTTACATTTCCAGTGTAACGCCTGGCACTTAGGGATTGCTCCCGTGCCTAAATAACCTTCATTTCTGAATTTGACTTTTCTTGCCGTTACCGACACCCTTTCGGGATACATTCACGCACACCGTTTCCAGTCACGTTGTAGTGGGTTATTTTATATATACGGTATTTTTATTCTTTCTTTCCAGCACTGAGAGATAGCAACTCCCAATTACGATTTATTTTATAGAACATCGTGAGGTGACTAGACTCACACATTCCTACCTTTGAAATTCATGTTTCATCCATAAATAACTTAGGTATGAAGGGCATATTCAAAACAAAAAACAGTTTATGAAATCCGTACACTTATACGGCATTTACCGATGTTCTTGAAACTGGCGAATAATCCGGCTCCTGCACCGATAGTTCCCAAAGGAGTTAAAACAGATACAAGTTTTGTCGCACCCTGAACTATACTATTCAACAATTTTACAAATGACTTTAAATCATCTGATTTAATCATACTGTTGACAAGTTCCGTCCAACTATTGGATAACTCATTAAGAGAACCTGTTAAATTTGTAGCTGATTTGTTTGCTTCTTCTAAAGCGCTCCCTGAACCTTCAGAATAATCAATAAGCATTTTATCAAACATATTTATGTTCTGAAGAAGCGCAGATAATTTGTTAGCCTGATATTTACCACCAACATTTGTTAAAATTTCTGCTCTTAACGGGTCATCTTCATCTAGCTGATTAAATGTTTTTGCCAAATCCCTTATTATATTAATGGGATTACGGAGTTTTTCTGTTCCATTGACAAATTCCGTCATAGAAGCATTAGCCTTAGTTAGTGTATTAGTGATTTTATCTGATGTTACATTTTGTAAATTGATAAGCAGAGATTTAATACTATTACCCACTTCTGAACCACCAGATTTAGTAACTGATTCCATAGTACCAATCATTGCTGATAAATCTTCAATAGCTACATTATAACTGGAGGCAACAGTTCCAGCTTCGCTCATGGCGATTGCCATATCCTCTAATGCTACGCTGTTGCGATTTGAGATACTGTTCTGACCATCTAATACTTCATTTATCTTACTTGCTTCACCATTGAACTTATATGCAGCATTTGTTGCTATAACATATTTATCTGCAATATCTTGTGCCATATCACCAGCAGACTGTGCAAGTAATGACTGTTCTGCCATTGCTTTTCCTTTTTCTCCATAGAATCCTGATTGTGACATGCTTTGAACACCAGATAAATAATCACTGGCAACTCTACCATATTTACTTGCAGTATTATATGATTCTTCTCCTAATTGTTTTAATTCTTTGGTAGTTAAATCCGATGTTTTACTAACTTCGGTTAAAATATCATCAAGTTCTTTAATTTCTGAAATTGAATTTTTTATCTGCGAAACTACAAGCATAACACTAGAACTTACAGAAAGCCATTGTGAAAATCCTTGCGCAGCTTCTTTAAATTGATTGGTTAGTGAAGCACCTAATCTGTTAATTCCACGCATAGAATTTTCAGTTTCCTTAAAGCCTCTGGAAATCTGCTCAAATTCCATTTTAGTCATTTGTACATTCAAATTACGGAGGCTTGCTATATATGCTTCGTTTTTGGATATAGCATCTTTAGTAGCATTACTATTTTTTTGATTCCATGCTTCAATCGCGTTTGCCTTTGTTAATCTTTGATGTATACTTATATATCCCTTTGCAGAAGATTGTAATTTTGTGTATTCATTACTTGATTCAGCTAATTCTTTCTGCAATTTATCATTAAGCGAAATAATTTCCTGATAATTGCTTTTGTCAAAGGGCTGATTAACCCTTGTTTTTAATGCTTCAAGTGCTGATGAAACTTTTGAGGTTTTTTCGGTAATTTGATCTTCTGTTAATCCAAGACTTCTATATTGTCCTTCTAATTTTGTAAGCTGAGTAGAGTAATCATTCTTAATTCCACCATTAGATAAAAGTTGAATTTTGTTGATTTGTTCAGTTACTTTTTTTATTTCATTATTAATTTTACTGCTTGATTTACCAATTCCGTCTGTGATATTTTTGGCAATAGTATTTCCAATTTGTTGCCCAGTTTTTGTATCAAAGTTTATATTAGAAATATTTATTTTCTGATTAAGTATTCCCTCTAACTGTTTCACAATATTGGATATACTTTTCGGATCAAGTTCAGCTTGAATTTTTAATTTATCAAGTTGTCCTTGGATTTTTCCTATATCACTATTAATATTTCCTTTAGATTTAGCTTCGTCTAATTTAGCTTGGAGTTCTATTAAAAACTCATCCATATATAAAAATTACCTCCTTCTATTTTTTGATATAAAAAATAACCGCCAATAGAAGGCGGTAGTAGTTGATAATTGCTATTGTTTTACATTTAATCCATTTTTCTTTAAGTTCTTTACTAAAATATCCAGTAAATTGTCGTTACACCAATCTATAAAAGTTGTCCAAAAATCTTCTGTTTCTGTCTGATAATAATCTGCTCCATGTTTGCTTTCTGATGCCCATTTTACAACTTGCCATGCATTAAAATTATTCTTATAATGCATACCTTCAATATCAATATAGATTTTAGCGGAATTAGAAGACAGCATCAACATAGCAGCGTGAGATAAAAATGTTTCAGTTCTTTTGTATATATTTGGATAGAATCCTGTATCGTGATAATATTGTTCATCAATACATTTGTACAGTTTTTCTTTCGCTTCATTTGCTGTGTCTTTAATTGCTTCATTTATATTTTTATTCAAAGCTTTAAATAATCCTTTATATGTTTTAATTGCCATAAGTTATAAATCACATCCAATCTGTGTTTACTTTGTACTGTTATAGTGTTATTATAATGCTAAATATTTTTATGGAGGATTATTTATATGAGTACATCACAAGCAAAAAATTTTAGCACATGAATTAACAATTAAGTACATTGAAATTAATAGGAACGTTTTAAACGATCCGTTACTGTCTAATGTTCGTAAAATGGTAGATGAATTTGGTAATATAAACAAACAATTTTATGATGCAATTATTCAAAATGAAACATTGTCAAACCTTTATTGATATTTTTATCTGTTTTTATGATTTGTTACTGGCATATATCTTTCAAATTGTTCCAAAATACTATTAAATAAGCATCTTGTCTGAGAAATTGAAAATTTATTTTCAGATAAGATGCTTATGAATTCTTTTTTAATTTCATCACCAATACTTCCATACATAGTGTCTTCTGGTGGTCTTTCTTTTACTATTGTATTTTCATACATATTTAAAATCCTTCCTAATCACAATAAAATGGACATTTTATTAAATATAATATTTATTATATCCAGTATTTAAGAACTGTATATTATGTCAAAGTATTACTTTCCATACTATCAATTCGTTGTTCCAATTTATTTAATCGTTCAATAAGTTTAGTATTCTGTTTCTCTAAATTTCTAATTCGTTCATTTTTATCCTGCGCATTTCTCCAAAGAATAGGAATAAACTCCTCATAACGCAAACAATAATCATATTCTCCAGTTTCTTCTTGTCCAACAACAGTCATTACTGGTTCATTATTTTCATCAAATATAATATTTCCTTCTTCGTCAGTGGCTTGCTCGATAATATCTCTCATTTGAGGTGATTTAATAAACGGCGCAAAATCTTTAGAATCAATACCCAATTCGTTTAATATTTCTTCAATTTGTTGGGCAACCATTCCAAAATGTTTTCTGCCTGATTCGTTATCTTTCAAACGATAAGAAAACACGTCTATTTTATCAACTAATTTCTCTATTAAAACAGTATCTAAATGTTCAATATCTTTTTTCTTATTTCTATCTGAGATAACAGATACAGCAGTGGCAAGATATAAAGAGTTATAGTAATAACCACTACTGCCAAGTACTGTTTTATTTGCTGTAATCGGATAAACAACTGCATTCACACCTGTATAAGCAAACCACAATCCATATCTTCTGTTTGAACAATTAATGGTCAAATGATTACCTGCACCATCAGTGGTGTTTGCGGTTACTAGGTAATTTTCTATAGCCCAACCACCTAATATTCTTTTTAAATATGTCTTTGCAATATTTTTGTCATTTTCATCACAAATAGCCTTTGTGGCAGTTGCAGCATTTCCAGTACAACTACCACTTGAACCAGTTACAGAAGTTTGTAAAGGATGCACATGGTCTTCTCTTGCATATTTTACAGAAGTACCGACAGATGCAGTTCCATTTGCTTTTGGAGCTGTGGATGCGGGAGTATAAGTAGTGTTTGCATCGTCTCTCCACGCAGGATTACCATTAGCATCTGTTTTCCATACTTTGTTTACCTGTCCGCTTCCTGAAGACACATATCCTTCACTGGATGATGAATTTGCCTTCCATGTGTTATTATCTGTTATTTTAAAGCCACTGTCATTAGTAAGTTCACTTGTCTTTGTTGGGATGGTTGGTTTATTACTCAAATCATTATAAGAACCACTAAATGCAACTGTTTTTAAATCAGAGAAAAATTTCATTATTTTTCCTAATATAATAGAAAGTTTTTCTCCTGGTTGTATATTTGTTCGTTCTGTAGATTCTGTAAATGTCTGAATTGAATTTGATGAAAGTATAGATTCCCAATCATCACTCCATTTATTATAAAGGAGATTGTACATTCGTATATAAATTCCATCATATCTTTGTTGCAGAAAACTAACTTCACCACCACCATTATTATCACCCACACTAATTCTCAAATACCCTCCAGCTATTTTACACGCACCTATTAAATACAATTTAAACCACGGAGAAGACATGCTTATATTTCCGCTGTTATAATAATATATTGTGTTAGATTCTAATCCTGCAATAAAATCTTCTATTGTCGTATGTTCTAATATATAATCATCTGTAAGTATTTTTACAGTCCCACAATCAGCATATTCCAATTCATTCCAATGTAATACACCATCCCCTATTTTATACTTTCCATATTTATCGGAAGAGTATGCCAATTGTCCAGCTAATAGGACAGGATTATTAATTTCCCAATTTTCTTCTATATCATATGCTTGTTTATGTTTTGCTTTTACAATTGTTTCTTCCATTTTATATCACCTTTCAAATATAAGGATATAATAAATGCTGTGAGTTAAAACTAACACACAGCACCATTTGATTATATAGTTTCATTAGATTGCGCTGTTTCCACCATCTAAAATCAGAACATTTTCTCCATTTTTTAAAATATCAGTGGAAATTTCTGTGATATCAACTGCATTGGTTGCATCTTTTGTCAATACTGCTCCGTTTATTTTTACATCACTGACTGCGTTTTTTGCCTTCTCTAATGTATCCTGTACATCTTGTTCCAATTTTTCTTTTGTTACATTGCCATCTTTAATCTTACTTGTAATAACAGCATCATCAGCCAATGCATCTGAACCCACAGAACCGTTTACAATTGTAGCGGAAATTTCTCTTGTAACTGGATCGATTGCAAGCTGAATCTGCGTGGCGTTAAGTTTTACTTTATAACTTGTAATTAAGTTTTCTACATTGATATATAATTTGTCAGATGTAGTGTTTGCAATAGTTAATACAATATATGTACCTATTTTTGTAACTCCATCAGGTAATGCTTCCTCATCGGTAAACGTCTGTACATCACCAGATGTCACCACCATATCTTTCGGAATATCAATAATACCGATAACTTTATCATTTCCATCTTCATCGACACCCTGCTTAACAGTATAAGATTTTGCATATCCATCTGTTGTATTTGTTGTATCAATAGTTACTTTCCCAGCAGACTTAATTGTCTCAACTAATTCATTAATTGCTTTAACAATACTTGTCTTATCTGTTGTTTCTAAAGCTGTTAAATCTCCAATTAATTCAGTAATTGCAGTTAAATCAGATGGTCTTACATTTAATATTTTCAAGTTATCAAATGTATCAACACCATTACCAACTTTTAAAATTGGTTCTTTTACAGTATCAGTAGGAAATAGAATACCAATTTCTCCCTTCAATAAAACTTTTGAAGATGCCCCCCAGTTTATTTCCGTGTCATTACAAATTAAAATACGTGTATCTAATGTTGTTGTGTTTGCCATAATGCAAATCCTCCTTAAAATATATTGTAAATAAAAAAATCACTGTATAATAACAGTGACAGATTTCAGTAATAATATTTTTAACTATCTTTGCTTGTCCCACCGGAAATAATATCTATATTTTCATAATTCTTTCCAATACAGAAATATTTCATTTTATTATTATCCCATCTGTATACAGAATTATTTTCTGTGTCAATATAAAATAAATTTGAATTACCAATGGAAGGGAAGAGTAGATAGTTCTGTTTTTCTACTACATTTTCACTTTTGGAAGAAATTAATTCTTTTATCTTTTTGTCATAATAAGTAAATTCTTCCATGTATAATACTTTATCTTCCATAATATCACCCCTAACTACTAAACAGTAAATCAATATCGTCTTTAGTAATTCTTTGTGGTTTTTCTGTTACAGTTCCGCCTCCGCCGCTACTAGTACTAGTTGAGTATTGCTTCCATGTATTTGTGTCTTTGCTTAAAATCCATGTAGTTGAATTTTCTAAGCAGACACATTCGCTGCCATGGGCACACGGGGAGGATGATACAGTATCATTTTCCTGTTTTTCTCCTTCAATACCTACTCTCGGAAGTTTTTTAATATCAGATAAATAATCACACATAAATTTTCTGTAATTACTATAATTATGATATGTTCCTGTTTCCTGAATCCAATATGATATGATAGTCACCACCTTTTAAATAAAATAAGCTGCATACTCATATGAGTAGCAGCCTTATAAAAAATAGTATTCATGTTTTAAAGTTTACGAATAATTTCTCTCCAGTAATCCAAACGACCAGCTACATTTACATTATTGCTGGTTCCTTGTAAACAGAATTGTTTATATGCTTCATTTGTATCGTAATTAGCAAGAAAATCGTTAATAACATCAACTAATTTCTGTACAGATTTATTATCCTTAATCACACGCATCATCGCATATATAATAAAACTTATGGATGTTTTAGGGATTTTAACATTTTCATCAAATGCGTTATCAAGTTCTGTTAGTGCTGCTTTAATATCCTCGATTTTTTCATCATCGATCTCATAATTTAAAATAAAATTTTCCATGTCCTTTGCTCTGAATGAAGTAACAGGATTGTCTTTTGAAGCTTCAGAAAGCATTAACACTTCACGGCAAATATCACGGTCTACATCTTTTTTTATTTGTGTAGGAGTTAAAACTTTTTTGACGAATGGATAAGATGAAAGTTCAAATAGGAGATGAGTCAATTCTTTGCTCTGTAAACTTGTCATTTTCTGCGATGGTTTTAATGCTGTACCTGCATTTTGTCTTCGGAACATTTCACGGACATCCTCATCAGTATACTCAGTTATTTCATATATCTGCAATTCAGAATTGCGGAGGGCTTCCTGTGTATCCTCATCCATCTTTTTGAAACGCAGTCCAGCTATATTTTTCTCTTCCCCATTTATTACCACTGGTTTTAAATTTTTAGACAAAGCAAATTTTGAATCAAGAAAGTCCCTGATTGTAGAAAGTCTTTGCACACCATCAATAATAGCAAGGACGCCGTTTTCTTTTACAGCATAAGTAGGATTGATAGGATAATTCCTTAACAGGCTGTCAATCAAGTCCGACTTTTGTCTTGCATTCCATGCTCCTTCTTTTCTTTGCAGATCATGGGAGAGAAGTATCTTTGAAGATTTTGTGATACCTTTGTATAACGCTTGAAGTGTCCTTGTGCGACATGTGAATTCCATATTTTATACCTCCAGTTTGGTAAATTTTAGTTACTTTGATGGTAGTACAAGATACGAAAAATGTCAATGATTTATGAAAAATTATTTATTTTTTCTTTTCATTTCTTCCATCTTTTCGGCATGGGCAATATCAGCAATATGCGAGTAATAGGCAGTAGTAAGATCAGGATTATTTGCAATTTTCTTAATGTTTTCAATTCCTTCTGTCAGGAATTCAGGGTCTAAAATTCCACTTGCTGAGATACTATCCGATATATCAGATATAATTGTAGCAAAATTATTTAACTTTTTTAATGTATCCAATAATAATTTACGGGCTTCTCTTTTTACTGCGAAATATTCTTTTATTTTTCTTAACATAATCTCCTCCGTTATTTTGAAATTGTAATTATCCAGTTATAATTATCATTTGTTTCAATGTAGAAATTGCTATCACATGGATTATCTATTTCCCATGAATACATTAATGAGTAATCACCTCTATCTCAGTCCTTGGATTATCTTTATCTACGTGACATTTAATTGTTAAACTATGTATATGTTCTCTGTCATCATCTACTAAGAAGCCACATTCTACAAATCCGTCATGGATAAATTTTGGAGTAAAATTATCTGGGTCTGTTCTTCGTTTTGTTGGGTGATAAATATCATAAATTATATCAATATTGTCTAATTGCATATTTTCATAACCAAGATCTTTAATCCACCAAATTATGAAATTTTTCCACGACTGTTTTAATGCATTCATCTGAATTCTTGGCTTGATTGCCCAAACGTTTACAGATGGATGATACGGATGTTCGATTTGTTTCTTTTTAGCTCTTGGATGATTTGAAAAATAATATTGATTGTATTTTTCAATTACATTAGTATCTATAGTTAATTTTATTGTTTTCACTCCTATTTCTTTACATAATAAACTAAGAGCAATCTCGCAATGAAACTGCTCTTTTATTTATTGTTTATATTTTCTTTGTGTATTTCAAACAAATCCAACCTTTATCTGTTTTTCCCCATGTTTTAGCTGTATTGTATTTGATAATTTCCACAATAGTATTATTTTTATACTTTCCTAAGCGTGTAGAAGAAGTATTTGCTTTTTCTCTTATAACCAACCCTGAAGAAGTATTAACTTTATATTTTGGATATTTAACGGTATTTGTTACTTTATCTGTAACAGCACTTGTTGTATTGATTACTTTATATTTAGGTCTTGCAAATCCACGGATAACAGATTTGGAACGGATTCTGCGCATGACAGAACCTCCGTTATCATTACTTGAAAGGCTCGTATTCCCCTCAATAACAGTATATGTACCATCTGAATTCTTCTTTTCTACAATACCAATATGTGAAGCCCGTCCTTTACCAAAGTCCATTAAACACAAATCACCTTTTTTACCTTTAGTGTTTGAATACCATCTATTGATTTTTTTATAGTATGATTCAACAGTGGGACAGTAGGCAACTTTTTCCCCGCCGCAAAATAAATTAGCTGCACCAGTAATATAGAATAACCATGCTATAAAAGCACAACACCACGGATATGCAGCTCCAGAAACTTCTCTACCATAGTACCACGTATTATATTTTACTTTATTGGAATTGGCGGGTTTTTCCTTAACCCCAATTTCTTTAATAGCCTTGTTTACTATTTTCTTTGCTGTAATTGTAGCCATATTACTCCTTTCCGCAAACACAAAAGACATCAATATTTAATCAATGACTTTCCAGGTCTGCATTTCTGGTTCCACTACGCTATGAACAAATGAATTTTTTCCGCCGTGTGCCTCATACTGGCTGATTAAACCTTCTAAAGATTCTTTTTCCATATGGTTCCAGTATGGGACAGGGGTTTCATCAGAATATTTTCTTTCATTATAATAGCGATAGCTGTCTCCAATTTTATCTTTATATTCTGCAAGTTTGTCTTCATCCTGTATTTTTCGCATTTCAAAAATAGACGTGGATAAGGAGTCTACTTTTTTATTTATATTTGATATATTATCTTGCAAAATTTTATCATGACTATTTGATTCATTTACATCATGTTCATGCTTATGCTGCAATGTAGTCAAGTTTTGTATTGTCTGCATTAATAATTCGTGATCCTGATTTTTCTTTCGAATCCACAGCATTGGTTTTCCAATGATTTCAGAAAATTTACCTATAATAGAGAACATTGCAATTACTGCTGACATGATAATGAAAATGCCCAATATTAATGACGTAATATCCTGTTTAAGTAATAAATTTATTGCATCCATTCATAATATACCATCCTTATCATTTTCTATTAGTAATCTGCTTAACACATTGTACGATCTTATCATATCCAAGCATTGAACCTGTTGCGCTTGATAATCCCATTAGTAACATGCAAATAATATTGTTTGCTGTATAGGAAATATCATTAAATTGATATACAATTGCTGTAGTAGTAATACCAACGATTAATCCAATTACTAAAGCAATAATATTATTTGGAAAATTATCAAGAAGTTTTTTCCCTACTTCTGTTAATAATCCGGTTACTAAACTGCATATAAATAGCAGTTCAAGAAATAATGTAACTGTCATAATTAATCATTCCTCGCTTTCTTCAGAAATTTCATCACCATTTAACTGTTTCTTCAATTTAATATTTTCTTCATTCTGTTTTGCCAGAAATGCCTTACCCATTTGTCCTAAAAATGTCACACTGTATCCTGTGATTAATACCATTGCAAATTTTGTGTAATTGGAAAATAACATAGAACACATTTTATAGCTTAAGCCATAATGAAAATGGAAGAGTAATAGTTCCTGACTCAGAAATGGATAAAATATAAGCAGAATAAATACGATTACTGTGAATCTTGCCATCCATTTTTTTGTGTATTCATTTTCGTGTGAGAAAATAAATTGAAAGAATTTTTTTATTTTATTTTTCATTCTGTTTCCTTTTTAATATACCAATTAAGTATCATGTCTTTTCCAACGTTCCCAGCATTCTTTCGTTCTGTCTTTACCATAATAGGCAATTAACTTTTTATCATATTCAGACTGTCCTATCCAGTCTGGTTGGACTCCCATAACATTTCCATAAAAAATAATTTGTTTAATATTTACAATTTTTAATACTGCATCATTATAGTACTGGTATACTTCGTCTAAAGAATCAAATACTATTCCCTGCTTAATTCTAATCACCTCTAATCGTAAAAAATAGGGCTATAGATAAATACGATATTATGTATTATCCATAGCCCTATAATAATTACAATACACAATATCCATTAATCGTTTTCTTTTTTCTCTTCTACACTTTTATTAATAGTATCATCAGAAACTTTTTTATTTGTTTTTTTTCTTGTCGTTGTAGTTTTCTCAGTTAATGTAGTACCAGCAGAGAATTCATTTTTATCCAAAGAATTTGATTCTTTCTCTCTTACTGTTTTTAAAGATTCACGGTAAGCTGTAGCATCTTCAATATATTTTGCTGCGCATTCTCTTGAGCAGGCAAAATTACGCCATCGGAAAACGTCTTCATGTGCTTTACAGTATGCGCATGGTTCAAAAAGTTCTCCGCATACACGACAAGGAATTTTTTGTTTTGCCATATTTAACCTCCATAAAAAGGACTACTGCAAAGCAGCAGCCCAATATCAATTATCAGTCAAATACAATGAAGTCCCAAAGTAAACTTTTCCCAGTACACAAATCAGGAAGTGATGTAAATTCAAACCCCTGAGTTGCTGGATCAGATCCACCTTGGATATCAAATGTACCAGTGAAATCAGCCCTGTCAATAATGAACTGGCCGTGGAACAGGTTATCACATCCGTCCTCACATGTTACATCAATAAATACCTGTAATGTCTTACTGTATTTATCAGCGTCATTTGAGATTTTCTTGCCAGTAACCTCCGCATCATAGAATGCAATTACTTCTGTACCATCTGCTACATCTCCTTCAAAGAAAGTGATTTCTTTTGTTGCGGGGTCATAAGAGAATTCTCCGGTTGCAGGGGTGGCACTTGTCTGTGTTAATTTCTTTCCACCGGAAATATATGCATTATTTGCATCTCTGACGTAGATAGTTCCGATTTCATTACCAACTGTTCCAACAGCAGTTTCGGTGGTAGTTCCGGCATTTGCAGTAACGGTGATTGTATCAGTATATCGAATCTGATACTCACCATCTTCAATATCAGAGCCAGTCATAGTAGCGAGTGCACCGCCTGAAAGCATACCGTTTGTACCGCTTCCCGTAACCTTCTTGTTTTTCTTCAGTGAACCAATTGTTCTGCCGCCTTTACCTGTAATTTCTGTCTTTTCCTCTTCTTGAGCCAGTGAGAAATCACTTAACTCATCAAGAATCATATCCAAATTTCCATTTGTCCTGTCAAAACCAATAATCTGGTCATAGGATGTAATTGTAAACTTATCAATATTCATTAATTGTTCCTCCTTATTTTTGTGGGTAGTGCTATAAAATATAAAAAGATTTTTACAGTCTTTAATTTTTTTGTGGAATCCATGTTAAGCAATCCCTATTACTAATTTTTGATGTATCCACTGTTCCTGCGTATACACCAACCATTGTATTATCAAATGCGATTTTATGTTGGATTTGTTTAAGACTTTGATTAAAACGATATATAGATAAATTCATACATGAATCGTAGTCATATGAAAATTCACTTGTATTAACCAAAGCGATAACTAATTTTTCTAAAATAGGTTCAGATTTTTTTTTCGCATTACGTTTTTGTTTTTTTCGCTCTTTTTCTAAAAGATATTTTCTGGCAGATTCATTACCAGGCTTGTGTTTCACTTTCTCAAATAGATTTATTTTTCTTATAACTTCAGCCAAATCATTATATACAAATTCATCGATGCTAATATTATTTTTGGGACTATGAATTATTTCCTTATTATTCTTTTCATCTATACAAATAGTAAAATCTGACATATCTATATCACCAAAAAGTATTGATAAATCAAACCTAATGAAAGAGAGAAATAAAATTTTAAATAAATCATAATCACTTATTGTTGTATAATCTATCCCCATATCATCCAATTGAACCATATATTGAAATGGGCTTGCAGTAAGTGCAGAAACTATACTATAATACAAATATTCATTATCTAATATTTCACCTACTGTTGGTATTCGTATAGAAAGATTTGGAATGATATCAATAGATGCTAAATTAAGCCAACTTTTTCTATTTTCCATATTTTAATCCATTATTAAAATCCTTTACGATGAATTTTAATAACCTTCCTTTATATTTCTGCTGCGGACAATATGGAGTATTACTTATAAGAGTTGTTTTCCCAACACCTAATATATTCTTTTCACAGAAAATATTATCTAGCTCACAAGCTACTAAATCATACCAAAGATAAGTTCTAGCGTTTTCTTCGTATAACATAATATCTTCATGACAAACAACAAAAAAGTAAATAGTTAAATCCTTGAATGTGTTATTCCTTGAATCAATATTTGCACTGATTTCATAATTGATAAATCTATCTGTAACTTTCTGAGTACCAGGTATGTATTCATGTGGAAACGAATATTTTTTAGGAATAATTTCTTCAGGATATTCTTCATCTTCACAACCAAGTAATTGTATAATTCGATCGGATGTACATAACTGACGTTCAATAATCTTACGATATTCTATAATTTCATAGCTTCTTGATTTTCCGATAAATATCACCCCCCATCATTCGACAATATTTACTTTTATCTCAGACAGCGTAGATTCGCCAATACAAACAGATACAAAAAAAGAACCTCCGATAAGGTTCTCGTCATTAACAGAAACGGTTATTTTATTTTCATTTATAGTCTGCTTTACATCAAAATCTGATTTTATATTCCAATGATAATCAACTTCCTGACAATCAATAGAATTACCATCCTTATCGGTAAATGTTACAGTATATGTACGTCTATATCCATTTTTAAGATTTGTATTACCAGTGATCAAACACCTTAAATCTGTCGTTTCATTGGGGCCTGTGGGAGAGGGTGGGAGAGGAGAGAATGGATCTATATAGTCACAGATTCGTAGTTCCTGGTTATCTTTTTCAGGATTGAATTCAACTTTATCTCCAATAAAACTCAACAACGATCCCATATTACCAGCGTTATATAGAACATCATCACTACGAGTAATTTTGAATACTTTTATAGGATTAACAGGCGTCATATCTATGAATACCCGCTTTCCTTCAAGCTCAAATCCCTCTTCACAATATCCGATTAGAATTGCATAGTTATTGGTACTTAATACAATTGTACTATTCCCATTTTCTCCATCATCATATTTGGATGCTGTGACTATATTTGCCCATCGTTTGATGATTTTTCCATTTGAAAGCTGCCACTTTAAAAGATAGTTACACTGAATCATTTTTCCTTCGTAATGTACATCATTTATATTGAACGAGTTATAGATAAGCCAATATGTATCATCTTTCGTATCATGTATATATTCACCAATTTTTACAGGGTTATCATGTGTAGTTAAAAACTGTTGATAATTTCCATTTAATGAACTATACTTTCTACTATGAATACGCAGTTTTGCAGGTCTGTCATCACATTCCAATATTGGATTCCAGAAATACATAGTAGGAGAGTAGGATGAGTCATGTTCAAGTTCTTCTTTCAAAAGATTCTGTCCATCAATAATCATTTCTTCTCTGGCTGAGGAACCACTATACTTAATTCGTTCTTTCATAAGTCGAAGGCTCATATTACACCTTCTTCCTATTAGTCACTAAATCAAACAACTTAGAATCTTTATACGATTTGTTGATTGCTAATTGGTCATTTTCGGATTTGAGTATAGTGCGTAGTTCCATTACCTTTCCCAACATATTTGAAAGCTGAAGTGAATGAAAGTCACTTGTCGAAAGACGAGATTTAAGAGCAGTAGATGTTAAAATGAAATTTGCATTGAGCCATTCGATAACCATATAATTTACTAAAATAATAAATGTTTCATCTGTAAGAGTAAAGTTAAACTGCTCAAGCTCATTATCTCTATCAGATAGATCCTGTTTTGCAGACTGGAAAGCAACAATAGCAGGACGCATATAGCCAATAACAATCTGATAGGCAATTTCTTCATCTATACTTGCAAAATCTATATCCTTAATTTTATTAAATACTGCATCGGCAAGTTCTCTATATGTAGTATTAGCCATATGTGTCACCTGCCTTTATCTTACTCTGCATCGGATAAATCAAAAGATAATTTTCTTTCCAATAGGCGAATAATGTTTATATCAACCAATTTCTTTGTCTTATACATCTGTCTAACCTTACTAATAAGAATATCCCTCATATTTACACGTAAAGCGTCATCAATAACATGCTCAATTGTCTGCATATCAGAATTGAAAACTTCTTTCAAATTATTCAGTTTTGCAACATTCTCATATACTGGTGTAAGCCTAAACTTCTTAACAGCACGTTCGTCCATCAGAATAACCAAAGGTTTATTAAGAAATGCACTCTTATAGTTGTTCATTTCATTTAATTCAGCAACAGTCATGTACTGAATAGCACCAATCTGATTCCATCTGAGAACAGCATTTGTTGACCTTGACTTATAAGTAAGACCACCAAAAGTAATAGACTTTACAGGAATAGAAGTATCAAGTTCCAAAGTGTTGTTATAATCATCTTTATCATCAACGGCTTCATCTAATTCATCAATTGTCTCTGAAATGGCATCTAGTAATGATCCGGATTTAGTTTCTGTATTTATTACTTCTTTATCCTTGTGTATTTCCTGAATAATGTTTTCTTTGTTTTCAGTTAAGTCTTCATCCTCAGAAGTTACAACACTAAAAGTATCATTCTCTTTTAATTTTGTAATAAGCTTATCTTTGCCAATGTTACCGATTTTAATATTTCTTGACTTTGCTAATTCTTTTAATTCGTCAAGTTCCATACTTGTATAATCCATATGTTTATAATTCCTCCATCTTTGATTTTTCTTTCAACTTATTCCATCTTTTAATAGCAGAGTTTAATTCATCTGATTTTTTAAATGTGAAATATGTCAAATTGTTAGTTCTATTTTTTGATTTTTTAACATAATTAAGCCCTTGAGATTTTAAGAAATGATATAAGTTAAAAGAGTAACAATGGAAAAATGAATTTTTTTGTTCTTTTTCCATATATTTACCTCATTGATTTATTTTCAGCACCAATTTAAGCATAAAAATAACACCTAAATTGGTGCTGAATAAAAGTGCCTTATTCTAAATTATGCTAATGCATATCTACCCATAAGATTAGAGAATACTGTTGCGCATCCAAGTTTGGTCTGTACCTGCATATCAATGGTCTGATCCTCATTGTCATCAGAACCCTTTTGCCTAGCTCTCGTATCTCCCTCAAAATAAAGTTTGATAGGTTTCTCTGCATCAGGAAGAACATAAATTACGTTGTTATCAACCTTAAAATCATAAGTGCCACGAACAAGTGCCTGTGGAATCATGATTGCACTTACGCCAAGACCAGTAAGATTCAGAATACAACCATTTGTAGCATATTCTTCTTTCTGAGAATTAGAAATAAGATTAGAATCCATACCTTCTGCAATCTGAGCAAGAGCAGTACGAGTACCAGCAAGAATTACATTCTTCTGCGAAGCAGTCTGTACTTTTTCAATCAGATTTGCCATAGTAGACCTGTCATAAGATCCAGTCTCCTGAAAAGCAGAAGGAAGATATGTACCAGCACCATTGAATGCAGTAAAGATACGAGTATCAATTTCGTTCTGAAAACCTTTCTGTAACTTAGCAATCATCTCTGGAAGAGTAATAGCACCTTTTAAAAATCTTTCAAGCTCATTATAAATGTGCAAATAAACCCATTCAGTTGCAACACTAAATGTCTTTTTACCCTGTAACTTTGTTCTGTCAGTAGACCAGTAATTACCAGCAAATCTAGTTGCTACGAGAATAGAGTTATCTTCAACAACATATTCATTTTTATCTCCGAGTGCTCCATTCTTTGCATCTACAAACTGTTCGTAGAAAGGTGAACCCTCCCAGGCCAGTGGAAGATTAGTAGTTAACACATTTTCCATGACGGTAAAGATTTCATTTTTGTGATTTCGCCATCCCTGCCATGTAAGCTTTTCTTCACCTAAAATTTCAAAAAAAGTTTCTCTTACTGCCTGGTCAGTAAACTTGCTTACACCTTCTACAAACATACCTACCTTATTAGCAAGAGAGTCATTCATTAAATTTGTTAATTCAGTAAGATAATTTCCCATATTTTAAATGCCTCCTAATTACATATTTTTCATTACTTCAATAGTTACTTTAGTTACTCGTGTATCAACGGCATGACCCATAGAAACTGCATTATCTCCATAGCCAATAATCACATTCTGACCAATGGAACCAACACAATAAGGGAATCCAATTTCCTCAACTGCGATTACCTTACCAACAAATCCACTTGTAGGTTTTTCGGTAACTGCCTTTGGCTTATTTGTAGTACCATCAACAGTGATATACTGACCAACAGCTACATCAACATCTTTCGTTACGCCATCTTTTGTTTCTGTAACAGGTGTGATAGCCATACTATAAATCTTGAATTTATTATCCTTCTTTAACTGATAGCCCCTAAATGCGATACCAGCCTTATTAATAAAATTCTCTTCATTCTGATTTGTCACAGAACTATCATCATAAGACCATGCAGGATTTGCAACAAGATAAACCTCATCAGAAGTTGTAGGTACAGTGGCATTATAAATGTCTGTCTCCCCTGTTACTAAATCACCTTTTGCGATTAACATTCCATTTTCAATATCAGTGGTTGCCTGAAAAGACAGACATTTACTTCCCCACATATTTGTGGTTTCCACTACGTTATAATTTTCCATATTTAAAAATCCTCCTTAATTTCTATACTTGTCCAATAAGTGACCATATCTATTTGTCACTTCATCATTGTTTGTTTGTGCTACATTAGTTTCCTGTGGTTGATAAGAGAAATTAGCAGATTTGTTTATCATTTCCTGACCTACCATAAGAGTTAAATCTTGCATAACCTGTTCGGTAGTTACTTCATCAGCATTGAGCTTTGCTTTATAAACCAAGAATTTTGGACTTCTGCCAATTTTCTTTGCAAAATCAGCAACAATTGTATCAATCTCATTTTTATGAGAAAGTCGTTTTGCTTCTGCTTCAGCACTTTCATATTCAGAAAGTTTAGTAGTAGCAGCAGTATACTTATCATTTAGTTCAGCATAAGCAGTATCTCTAGTCTTAATATCTTCATTAAATGTTGCAGTAAGTTCTTCTGTAATAGAAAATGCTTTTTCTTCAGCACACTTATCTATAACTTCATTAAAGTTAATTAAATCACCCATGGATACTGCATTTTCAGTTTCAAAATCTACTACAGAAAATTTCTTTTCTACTTTTCCATCCCAGTCAGCAGCAATATTTCCATCGTCATCAAGTGCAAATTCAACGGTATAAACTCTAAGACCATCATGTTTATCCATGACTGTAAAAGAATTTTCTGTAGCGTTAATTAACGCATACTGTTCAGTTGCATTTTCACCTTCGCCAACTGTAAAAGTAGAAAGAAAAGATTTCAATGTTTCTAATTCCATAAATTTCTTTTCCTCCTTATTAGCCTCGTTTATTGATTTCTTATATTCATCAAGCATAAGAGAAAACTCTTTCTTGAAAGAATCAAGTTCATAATGTCTGCCAATACAAGCAGATTCAAAGCATGGTTCACAATCAGTCCCTAAAATACAAAGAGCAGAAAAGATAAACTCTTCCGCTTCATAGTAGTGATCATCACGATAATGACCTTTCTTAAATTCGATTTCCATGCTTTGTCCATAGTTTTCGTCTAAAATAGATTTAGATTCTTCATATCTGTCAGTCCAAAGAATACATCCAGACAATTTCAAATATTCGTTCTTTGTATGACCATCTTTTTCGGTAATTGTTACCCATGAAGCATTATCAGCAGCTTCTTTTGAAACAAAACCGAATGGTTTGGTAGTTTGTTCAAAGTTAATTCCTTTATCATCTATAATGATTCGTCCACCATGAGAACCCCACGATTTTTCATCCGTTCCATCTAATTTATAAATCCATTCTCCAACAATAGGTATTCCATAAATGGAATATAAATTTTCTTCGATAACCTTTTTTGGAAGAGAAGTCCAATTACGATTATCGCCGTGATAACATACCAAAACATCACATAGACTAAACTGTGGGTTGAGTTTCTTTATACTAGACTGAACAATTTTTATTTCAGTACTATATCTAAATAACTTATTATCCAATATTTCTCCCTTCTAAAAGTACATATTTTTTGACACTAAAAAATCACTCTGTTCAAAATTTGAAGTGAGTGATTTCATTAATTCTTCAGTTCCAAAAAACTGATATGCCTTTTTATTGTCAATCTCTTTTTCATTATATATAAATCCAAGGCTATGTAGATAATCTGCTTTTGCCTTGTCGAATATATAAACAATATTCATGTTACACCTGCTTTCTAAATACGATTATCTGGATTGTTTGAATCATTACCTCTCTGTGTATCCGTACTAGGAGCCAAATTTGTATCATCGTTCATAGGTCTACCACTTTCAGAATTTTCACTAGCCTGAGTATAGGATGTTTTTAATACTTCCCACTTGTCAAAAATATCTTCTTTAAATATCTGTTCAGTAAATGAATTACCTAACATCTTCGCAGTGTTGATTCCATTAGCAGCAAGTAACATTCCCTTATTTGGTATAGAATTTTGTGCTAATTTTAGCTGCCTATCAATATAATCATCTATATCAAAAATGGTAATTGGCAAAATGTGATATACAAACTGGTATTCATCATAAATATATTCACGCAGCTTCATTTGCAAATCCATCCATGATTCGATCTGACGGTATATGCGGTAGATATCAGAAGAATCAACTTTCATAGAGAGTTTTAATTCAGATCCGCTTGAAGCAGATGATATAAGTGCTTTAGATACACCGGCTTCTCCGTAATAATTTTCCACTGCTTGCTCAACTTTATTTTTATCATCTGATATGGTAGATTTAGATTCAATAAGTTGTAAATCCATAGGAGAGGGGATTACACCGAAGCGATCAGGAAGAATAGATTTTGCCATTTCTACAAAGGGATAGATTAGCTCATCACCCATTGTTATTTGTCCGTCATCATTAACAGGTATCTTAAAATAAACTAATTTATATGCATCTGCTTCTGATTTAGCTTTTGTTAAGTCCTTGATATCATCTATATCAAGTATTGCAGCTATTAAGTTGAAGAAAGCTGGATATAAATATGTAAAATCATTATTGTATTTTAAACATAATGAATTTTTATATGGAATCATAACCATATTATTTAGAGATATCTCTTTTGATTGTTCTAATAGATTTTGCAACTCAGATGGAAGACTGTTAAAATATGAATTACTTAGTAAACTTCGATTAATAGCATATTGGTAAACAGAACCATTGACAAGACTTTTGATCTCACAATATTTAGGATCTATAAAAAATATAGAAGAATCAACATTATTTTCTGTAACAAATCCAAAGCAAGCGTCTTCTACAAAAAGTTTCCGCATAATGTCTGTAATTCTATTGTCAATCTTAAATTTATTTACTTGTGCGGTGAATTTTATATAATTCTTTTTAAAGGTCTTTGGATTTATAGTGAACATTTCATCTTGCTTAATCTCTGTATCAATAGTCCAATTAATAACAGACATATTAACAAAATAGTCAATCAACCTTTTATAATATCCACTCTTTAACATCATATATTGAGAAAGACGGATAATTGAAGAACCATATTTTTCAGGTGATTGAACCATATTGATTATCTGTCTGCGTGTAAACCCACAAATTCGATTATATTTAAAAGCACCTTTATAGCTTAACTCGCTGAGGGTTAATCGCTTCAGAGCTGCAAAGTTGAAAGCCGGTGATTTACGATCTAAGAAATCATCAACATTCTTTTTATCAGCTTGAAACTGTTCTTTTATTGTCTCATTAGTTTTTGTATTTTCCTCGATGTTTAACCACCGCCTTTCTTAGTGAGAATATAATTTTGGTTTTCGTGCAAGAGAAGTGAGAGAGGATACATTAGTTTTTGGTTTTGGTTTTGAAGAAATAGTTTGTCCCCTCCGTAATCCATATAAATAATGTGCAAGCATTATGATAGTATAAAACCTGTCATCATGAAAATTAGGATCACTTTCTTTTTCTTTTGATAAAGCATAAGAACGAGTTGTCTTTTCTGCATTTTCATATTTATAAATAGCAGTAATTTCATTCTTCATAATATCAATACTTTGTAATGCAACAATTTCATCTAAAGACAACTGATATGATTCCATTCTTTGATTCTCATTATCTATTTGCTTTGCCATAGATATAAATTCTTGTTTATATTCATATGGAAATTTTATAACTCCTAAATCTATTAACTCAATGAATTCCTCTACCATTTGTGTCCTATATTTCTTAGGACTTAACAACTTCAGTTTGTTAATAGCATTTGGATAAATTTTGTCATATCCTTTATAAATATCATGCTCTTTATCAATTAACCCTCTGTGTGGACGACCATCTTTGTCTTTCCAATCATTTAAAAGTCCGTCAGCGTAAGTAGAGGTTCCGCCTCCGCCTGCTCCTTGGTCAACTAGAAGAATATCAATATTATCATAATCATTGGCTTGTCCATTATATAAAAGAAGATTCTCTCGAATTTTCTTTAATTGTCGATTGGAATCTAATTTATATCCTTTTTTACTGGCAGCATCTACAAAGTTTATACAATTTACAATATTACCCATATATCCCCAATTTGGATCATTTGTTATTCGCATAACACTTAAGATGGAATTATCAGTTGTTCTTGCTGGGTCAAATGCCAATGCAATTCTTGTATCAGGTTCAAAATGTAATTGAGGCAAATAGAAAGATTCATTTCTGCGAATAGTTCCCCATTTTACAATTTGATTAACACCACCATCTCTTGTAGGTTGATTGTAATATTCTCGCCTTGCTTTATCAGGGTTTGCTTTCATTGCAGCATCTACTTTATCTCGTGTTAGAAGAGGGGGATATGGATTACCATTCATATAAGTAGTAATAGCACAATCACAAATCATGTCAGCAACAAAGTAATCTCTGTCACCAGCCAGCATATGCTTTGCAAAATTCTTATAATGTTTATAAAACATTTTACTCATGTCATCCTGAGAAGAAGCGTATACCAACTGGGTAGGGCACTTTCTTTTCTCTGTTTCTGGATTGAACATATCATCTGTAGAAGTTTTAAACTCTGTATTCTGTGTTGCAAATGCTTCACAGACAGCGATTAATTCATCAGAAGAGAATGCTGCCTCATCAAAGAATACTAAAGTAGCTCTGCGGGAGCGGTTATTATCAGGCTTACCATTTAAGGTAAATATTTCGCTGCCATTATAAAAACTAACATGAAAACTTTCTGGATTATGCTGAAAACCTGTCTTATTGTTAGTAGACTTAACAGTTTCTTTTTCAACAATGTCTTGTAGAGAATCAATAGAAGCAGCCGTTTTACCAATTCGTAATACAATTTCTTCGATTTTAGAAAATGTTTCTTTAGACTGATTACCAACTGAAGATACAATATAGATGGCTTGGTTTTCATACAAGATAGCTTTTAATATCATGAAAACAGCACCAAGAAATGATTTACCAAAGTTTCGGCTACAACACCATAGAACGTGTGGCTTATTCCAGCTCTCTTGCAATATATATTTCTGACTGTCTATTAAACGGATTCCGAGTAAATCTTCACTTGCGATGCAAGGGTTCCGACGGTAGTAAGCAATAGACTCTGCATCTAACTCACATATTTTACGTTTTCTATCGGATAGCAGGCGTTTAACTTTGTGATAAGCCATTCTAACCACCTGCCTTCAATCTATCATTTTCAATTGTTAGTAAACGAACTTTCTCTTTTAATTCATCAACCTCTTTATTTAAAGAATTAATCATATCAAGCTGCATTTCGTAAATTTCTTTTTTGTCATTTTCATCAAATATACCGTTTTCTTTAATTGATTTGATTGACATATCAACAGCCCATTGTGTTCCAACACTTCGTAATTGGTCATAATAATCTGCTTCAGCTTTATCAAAATCTTTCTCACGCAAATCTCTCATTAGATAGGTGAGAGTAGACTTACCAGCTTCTTTATTAGAACGATTTTTTACGGATATTTCATTTTCTTTTGCAATTTTGTCATTGCTTTGAACCAATTTGTTTTTGATATCACTAAGTGTTTTGATACTATCTGCTTCTTTCAACGGGTCTAGCTGAGACATTTTCTTATCACATATATCAATCTGATAGTTATTTTTTATAATCTGTAATATCTGTGATAGTTTGTATGCATCATCAGCATTAGAATCGTCTTCGAGATAGGGAGATAATTGATTAAAAAGAAATTTGCGGCCTTCCTCCGGATATTCCTCAAATGGGTCATATCCAACAACTTCAATGGCATATTGCTTGTTTTGTTTGTCTTGTTCTGACCAGATAATTTTTTTCGCTTTTGTTTGTAACTGTGATTGAGAATGATTATTCTGTGAAAGTTTATCTTTTTGATAATACTGATCAATTAGCTCAGAATATCTATTTAAAATTTTATCCTTTTCCTTTTTAGTACGATTACTATTTTGATGTATAAATCCTTCTTTTTCCGCATCAGAGTACGATTTCGCCTTATCCTGTCTCATCGCCACCAGTGTGAAATATTTCTGTAATATCTCATATCCATGCAATGAAACTTCCTCATCACTCAGGTAACTATTCTCTTTCTTCACAGATTCCTCGGAAGAGAAGAGTAGGTCAAAATACAGAGGCTTATCAATATTTCTAAGTAAGTCCTTAAATTTATCAAAATCAATCCTTCCGTCCTCAGACAGAACAGAAGTCTTGCAACATTCTTTACAAACAGGTATGCGTTCATCAAGGGAATACATAGGTGAACTGCTATAATAGAAGTCTGTTAAATTCTTCTCCTCATGACAGCATGTGCATACCTTTTTTCCTTTTTGCTGATTGGCTGGCAACGGTTTATTGCCAGATGATTTAGTTTTTGTTCTTGGCATGTTGCCACCATCCTTTCATTTTCAAAATTATTTGTTCAATTAAAAAAGACAGCCATGATGACTGTCTGAAAACACATAGAAAGAGTCGGACTTTCATTTTCGAGTGGATATCGAATGTCTTGTCTGTTAGATGATATGTGTAAATGGGAAATAGAAGAGTGGACTATTAAAAATCCACTCTTAAAGTATATCAGATATAACATCCGATAAAAGAATTGTTCCGCTAATTGCATTACGCTTTCTAATCAAATTACGATTAGACTACTTTGGACTTTAGCGTAGCCATCTACTACTTCAGATTAAAACTAATCTATCCGTAGATACTTCAAATTTTGATATTTTTCGATATGTATATCTTCTTCGTAAAAGTTTAAAATATTTATAGCACCAACTAAATCTCTATGTTGTTGGTATCCACATTGACACTTATAATTTCTTCCATTTGGTTTATGCCTGTGACCACAATGGGGGCATGTTTGAGATGTATAGGCTTCAGATATCTTAATTAACTCAATTCCGTAAGGGGTCAGTTTATTGTATAATTGTGTTGTTAATTTCCCATAACACCAATCATGGAGTTTTTGGTTAACCTTCCTAGAATGTTTTCCTTTTGTTCCTCTTGTACAAGAATCCAAATCTCCATAATAGACTTTTGAGATATTATTTTCTATACAATATGAAAGAAACATGTTACTTATTTTGTGTAAGCAATCGGAGATTTGATTGTCGCTTTTGACTCTTAAATTGTAGATTGAATTTGTATATTTTTGATATTGGATACTTCCTTTTACAGTTTTTGAACGCTTGCTTAATATTTTTCCACGTTCTTTATTTTGAAATCTTTTGATGCTTCTAATTTTTCTGCCAGTAATTATTATTGCGTTACCATTATTATCGATCGAAGCTATACTATGTATTTCTCCAAGATCAATAGCAGCTACATTATTAGATTCAATGAGCACATTAGTATTAGGGCATTTGTATTTAATTGCAAACCATAATCCCTTTTTATAAATAAGTTCTATCTCTACAATATGTTTTGGCAGTTCTTTAAAATAGCAACATACTCTTTTAGCTGGTGTACCATCTTCATTTAATTTTCTTGCTAAATATATTCTTTTATCGTTGTAATTCACTGTGGAAGAATAAATATTCCATGCAGTAGGAAAATATAATTTTGATTTATATGGTAATTTTACCTTGCCACTATTTTTATGATCTGATTTCATAGAACGAAACATGGCAGTTCTTGATGTATAATATTTTACAAATACATGTTGATTACCAGAGGCATGAAGTGGTGTGATATTTTTAACAAAAGTTTGAATTTCATTTCTTTTCATACAAACACCAGTATCTTCGTATAACTGCTTATCTTTTTCTATTATTTTATTCCAACATTCAGCAGACCATTTATTGCACTGTAGCAAATATTTATAATCATCTTTTGAACACTTAACTGGTATCATAATAGTTTTATATGTAAAGTTTTCAATTCCAGGAAAAGGTTTATCATATATTTTTTTAATTAAGTAATTCCTATTATCAATTCTTTTATAGTCAAAATATCTTTCCCAATCTTCTAATTGTTGTGGTTTCTTGTTACAAGCCTCAGTCCAAGGCTCATTCAGTAATTCGCATAATTCCTTATACTTATACTGTTTGCCGATTTCTAAAACCTTTTTAATTTCATCTTGTTCTAACAAATTTACTCCTTTCTTTTATTCAACACAAAAAAGAGCCATGAGATTTCACATGACTCTTTCAATAAATCTTATTAAATTTGTCCAATAGAATGCTTATTTGAAGCGGTGACGGTAGGATTTGAACCCACAGGTCATGTTCTCCATGACACATCAGTTTTCAAGACTGCGCCGTTATAACCAGATTTCGGTACGTCACCAGAACGCAAAGCAGAACAATCGAAGTCCATTCCTTTCAGAACACATCCGTTAGCAGCGGAGTCCCAAACCTTATGGGTTTACTTTGTAAATAATAGGAGAGCAGTGTTTGACTGCTCTCCGTAATTTTACACATTATCGGAATTCCAAAGTAAATCTACATCATATTCCTCTAATGATACAGGAACAATTTCAGTTCTATTGTATGTATTCAGAAGATCGATACATTTTTCTTCAAACTTATCTTTACAGGATTCTTTATATGAAACAGTTTGAAACTTCCCAGTGCCAACTAATTCCGTTTCAGTGCGGACTTCATGAGTGTCTGGATCTTCCACCTCTTTTGGCACTTCCTCCAAAATTTCTTCTTTTATCTGAAGGAATCTATATATGGACTTGTCTTTCTTATCTCTAATAAGTACGCTGTACATTTATATACCTCCCATTACAGAACAACTTCTGTTTCACCTTCAAATTTTGTATTGAGACTTCTTAATTCAGTCAGTTTCTTACCAATTTCTTCTTTTACCTTTACAGAAAACAGTTCTGCATATGCCTTACCTAACTTTTCTACTGTGTCAAATACATTATTAAGCGCACTGGAAGGAATCTTCGTTACATCAAAAGTCATTACAATATTCATATCCTGATTAATTGCATATTCTTTATTGATAAGATTTTCAATCTGCACTTCTTCAACATTTGTGCTGTCAACAGGGTCAGATGTAACAACAGGATCGCCTGTAGTATCATCAATTTTCATATTTCCTTTAAATGTAATATCGCTAAACCTGACACTTCTAGGGAAATCTGTTAATACCTGTGCTTCCTCGATTTCTGTTGATGTCGCCGTGCCAAGTTCTGCAACGCTAATATCAACAGTAATAATATTGTTTTCAATAGTTTTATTTACTTTTAATTTCATGTTTCTTGTTCCTCTCTTTTATTTGAAACTACTTGGTTGTACGCATTTTTTATCTGAATTGTGAGATCATATAATACATCTTCATTGATCGTACAATCTAAATT